AGTGTCCAGTATATATACTCTCTTCACTACGTTCAGAGAGAGTATATATACGGACTCTCTAATGGTTTAGCCGTTGACGAAGAAGTCGATGGCGTCCCAAATCACGTAGGCCGCACAAGGCACGACCGCCATCGCACACAGGAAGACGGGGACTGATTCGAAGTAGTCGTAGAAGTTCATCTTCGATGAATTTAGAATGGAACATTGATGTCTTCGATGCTAACTTCGTTAGCAGGGGAGGCGGGAGTCATTGACTCCATCGCAACCGCAAGGCAGGCCGTGAGAGCCTCAATCTTTGCTTCCAAGGAAGCAATGCGGGAGTCGTCTTCAACCGTTGGTTGAACACCGCGAGCCACTTTCTTGACGGCCACCTTCTTGGCTTTAGCCAAGGCCCGCTTCTCATCCATCTCTGCAAGAGATGCTTTAGCGGCTTCTGCCGAAGCCTTGCGTGGCTTCGCAGTAGGGGCCACAGGTGTGTCCGCCTTGCCGTGGAAGGCCTTCTCTTGCTTATCAGCAACTCGTTGCTGTGGAGTTGCCTTCTTGGTCGTCTTACGACGACGACGCACCGCCTTCGCCTTGGCTTTTGGCTTCGCCTCTTTGACCTCTTCGAGGTCATTGATGAAGAGGATGGCGTCCATCAGCAGTTTCACTGCTGCTTCCTTGCGAGCGGCGGTTGGACGGAAGGAAGCTTGGTTTACTGCCTTACGGCAGTCGTTGAAATTGAAGTTGTTCATCGGAGATGAATTTGAAGTTTGACCTATCGGCTGACTTCTCAAAACCGATTAGGAGATAGTAGTAAGGAAGAGAAGTCATAGACTTCCTTCTCTTTCTTACTACATCTCTACTTTTCCACCTCGATTACTTACCCTTGGTAAGTAAAGGTTGAGCCAAACCTCGGAACTCACAGGAAGCCAACAAGTTGGCTACGTGGTGTTCGGTGTGTGTACGCCGCTCCGCCAAGGCCGAGCAACAGCCGAAAACAATAGCAGTTTTAATTGTCAATACGTAGTATTGGATAGCTAACAGAAAGCTTGAAGCATCCCTTGAAGCGGCAAGGCTAAAGCCTTGAAAGAGAGCCTCGTGTGTCTCCCCGCCTGCGGCGGCGCATCCAATCCTCCGTACGTTGGGGTTGTGATTGCCTCGTCGGTTTGAGGTTCTGACCCTGCGATATGGCGCGGTCAGCAGCGGTTCCAGCGGGGAAACTTGAAAAGTTTCAGCAAAAAAGCCAAAAAAAGCTGAAAATCTTCGATTTTCTTCGGTTTCGTTTCGGTTTTCATCACGTACGTGTATATATGAATCCCCGATCTCCATATTACTCCCAAAAATTTTCACCAAATCCATTTTTTCTACCTCGTAAATCACTCATTTACAACAAATTGCTAGGCTTGCATTAAAGTAGAGCTCTAACTCGGTTTCTATATGGCGGATGCGTTGTAACTTTGCCCAACAAAGCTCGCGAGAACAGGACTAACGTACGAAACAAACCTCGCAAGGGAGGTGTAGGTACACGATTAAGTCGGTTATTAGCGTTGTTAGGGCACAAATACTGTAATGTCATGAGTAAGCGACAGGAATGGATAAGCAACAAGGTCAGGAAGTTGATCGGAGAGGGTAAGTCAAATAAGCAGGCTGTGGCTATAGCTTTGGCTATGTCTGCTACGAAGAGATTCAAGGATAAGGGGTAAGCGTGTGAGGCAAAACAGTTTACTTTAATTGATTATATTTGCATCACAACATCGATAATCATGAGACAGACTTACAGATACGAAGGCGGAGGCATGACTGGCCGCGAGCTTCAGTTCGGAGAACAAGAAATCGTAGACCAAGGCGACGGATACGTCGTGTATGAAGCCGAGGGTGGGGAACAATTCCAGATCCAGGTCCCTAAGGGGTGGTCACCAGAGTCAAACGCTATGTATAAGGCCGTCGAAAAGGACGGTGTCTTTGTTTTGGAGGCAGACGGAGCTAAAGCAGCCGTAGCTGGTGCTGCTGGGGGTGCTAGCGCTGGTCTTATGGAGATGTTGAAGAGAGCTCGCGGAGCTGCAGAGAGCGACCGCTTTGGAGAGCCTGATATGCCAGGTCAGCGTAGCGATAACTTCGAGCAGGGTGGCCGCACTTACGCTGGTCAGTACATGGGTGAGGTTAAAGAGGATGAAGGCGGATTGTATGGTGAGTACGAGACTGATAGTGGTGAAGTCATCAAAGCATACTTCCCTAGCGAGTACTATCCAGGGGATGTCGGCAGCAGTGACTACATTAAGGACAGGGACTTTGCGCTCGTAGAGCAGGACGGGAAAAAGATGTGGGTTCCAACGAGCTACGGAGCGGGAGAAGAGAACATCGGCAAAGCTGTAATGCGCGAATCAACGCAGGGTGCCTCTAAGGTTGAAAACCTCTTGGAGAGGCTTAGCGACGTCAAGAGAAGATCTATGGGCGGTAAGAGCTACAGATACCAATGAGTATTTACAAGTACGAAGACGGAGGACAGTCTGGCGGGCCTCGCCTCGTGCTGCCAGAGGGTAGTAAGGGGGAGATTCTGCGCACTGAAGACGGTAGAGAGTATGTAAACTACCAGAACGAGCAGGGCCAGATCGTAAAGGTCTTTGGATCTTGGAACGATGCTGTTGATGTCACTATGGGTGACGACCCCAAAAAGCAGTTTCTTAAAAACACCAGAGCGCAATACCCTATTTCTCAGAATGAGAAAGGGGAATTCATCCTTGATGAAGCCGCCCTTAATGAGGTGTCAGGTGAGGAGGGGGGACCGCGTAAGGTGTTTGACCCAGCCATGGGTCGTCAGATGCCCGTTGCTCCTGTCGGAAACCTTTTGAAGCAGATGGAGCAAATGGGGGAGCCAGTCTCTCCAACAGTAAAAAGAGGAATTAGACCAAACAACCTTGACCAAGGAGCGTCAGGACTTAAAACAAACAGAATGAGAGTTTATAACTATGGTGGAGACACCGATCCTAAGAAAGCAAACAAAACTGTATCTGTAGGCACTCCGACTAACGGTGAGGTGGAGTATTACGACGAACCAGACTACGCAGTTCCAACGTACGAAGAAATCGTGGATCGATACAGAATTAGAGGCGTTAATGAGCGTATAGATGGTTCCGACTGGAGGGCTTATGGTAACGTCCAGCCAGGTCAAAGGCACGCTATGCGTCTTCAGCTAAGCAAAGTGCAGCAAGACATCTCTAAGATGGATTCTCGCATGGACAAAGCTCGTGAATCTGGAAACAGAGATCTCTTGGCTAGACTTAATCAGGAGAGAAACATGCTTTTGCAACAGATGCAGGATCTAAATAAGGAGCACCAGAGGATTTGGAACGAGCCTCTCTTTACCAGCAGATCAGTTGAGTAAAAAGCCGTATACGAATCAAAAAATAAAGCCAAGTCGAGGCGTCGTAAACGAGCGCAGAAGATTACAAAATGATGCAGCAAAAAGATGGACCAGGATGGCTTCTAAAGAAAAGGCTGGGCCGCCAGCTCAAGAAGCACAACAAAAGAAACGATAAGTATACCAGCCTGTACGATCAGCATGAGAAGATCAAGATGGATACGGTAGAAAAAATCGATGCTGGTGAGGTCTCTCAAGCTGATGTAGATAAGGTTTCTAAGCAACTTGAGAAGATGCGCAAGAAGATGGCGTCTATCCTTCAGAAGGACGAGAAGAAAGAAAAGAAGGTTGCTAAACTTATGGGTAAGTCCTAATGAATCTTTCCAAGAACTTAACACTTGCTGAGGTCACTAAAAGCACTACTGCTAAGCGCCTTGGCATAGATAACACACCAGATGATTGGGTTACAGAAAATCTTCGCCAAGTTGCGATCAACATATTTCAACCTCTTAGGGACAGCTTCGGGTGTCCTATATACGTGTCGTCAGGCTATAGGTCGCCTGAGCTCAACACTGCTATCGGTGGGAGCAGCCGCAGTCAGCATGTGGAAGGCAGAGCATTTGATCTCGACGCAGACGTATACGGACGTTGTACAAACTCTCAAATCTTCAAGTGGATTAAAGAAAATCTGGAATTTGATCAGCTCATTTGGGAGTTTGGTGATTCAGATAATCCTGATTGGGTCCACGTCTCTTATGTTTATGATGGGCTTAATCGTAAAAGGTGCCTCAAAGCTTGCAGAGACGATAACGGAAAGACGTACTACGAAGTGATTCTTTGATCATCATATTGCAGTACAACTGGAAAAGACTCTATCTCTCTGTAAAATTTAGCAACAAGGTTCCTTCCTTTTTGTGTTAGCGCGTACCTAACTTCGTAGTTGAACTTCGTCTCCTCTCTAAAGAGGTAGTCTTCGTAGCTTCCTGAGCTTGTAAGCCTGTCGTAGAACTTATATATATACCCCTTATTTGCTAGTGGGTATACTACACGCTCAGCCATCTTCTCCTTATACATCCCAAGCTGTTTCGCGGCGAAGTTTAACGTCCAAAACTCGAAGTCGGTGCCCCACAGGAGAAATTCCATCTCACCAAAAGTCACTGGGTACTCCCTGTTCACCTTATGCTTCATGGTTTTAAGGTGCTGTAAGTAGTTAAACTCTGTGTCCTTTCGGATAGCGAAGTCTCGGAACATGTTTTTCTTAAGCTTATCCTTCTTTTTCATTTCGTATATTTGAGTAAAATATTCACGATGGAAGAGAACACAGAGTTTTTGATGCTTGTAAAAGAACACTTTGAGGCCATCGCTGAGCTCATACGCGAATTTGAGATGGAGGACAAGGTTATTGCTGCGTCTGTTATAGGCGTGCTAGATCCTATTGATGAAGATCATTCAGACATGACTGCAATATACGCCATGAACATCGAAGATAGAAAAGAGCTAGAGGTAATAATAGATTTTCTTAACGACGCCTGGGACGAAAATAATCCAGATATAGATGGTCTGATAAGAGGCTTAGGCATTTCACTAAACTAAAATGGACGGACTTATTAGAAAAATTGTGGTCGGAAGAGACCCTAAGGACGCTATGGCCTACTTTCTTGGCATGAAGGCTGGGGAAGGCACAGTGTCTGCGATACTTCTTGACGAAGAATTTCTTGTGAGACATGGTAGAATGAGATATCTGGTGTATATTCGCAACAGCGAAGGCAATAATCTGTGGAAGTCTGTCCACGATATGCCCTGCGTAATTGAATATGACTTAAATTTCTGATGCGTACTTATAATTTCTTTGTGGTTGAGATAGATAAGCCACTTAAGGATACTATTAAGACCGAAAGCGGCTTTGAGCTATACGTAGATTCTAGGTTTAACGAGTTTGAGCATAGAACTCAGAGCGGCAAGGTTGTGGCCGTACCATTTAAATACGATACGGGCGTAAAGGTTGGCGACGAACTATACTTTCACCACCGAGTCGTACTCCAAGAAGGTCAGGCCTTGACTGGGTTTGAAAACCACTATCTCGTTTCTTATCACAACAAGGACGTCATTGAGTGTCAGGCTATAGCCTATAAGTGCCAGGATACTGGGGAAGTACACCCACTATCTGCTTGGCACCTTATCGAGCAGATTCAAGAAGAGAGAGACGAGAAGTCTGATACTATCGAGCTTGTAGAACTAAAGAAGAAGCCCGTAACTAAGGGAAAGATTTGTTTCGAGACCGAGTTTACTAGGGAGCTTGGCTTGAACATCGGGGATGTCGTAGTCTTTAAGCAGAACCACGACTACGATGTAGTTGTAGACGGGAAGCCATATGGGAGGGTTGCAACTCAAAGCCTAATGTATGTCGAGGAAGAAGTTTACAACGATTGATGCGGCACAGCGCCTTATGAATAGCATGGAGGCCGCCATAAACAATATGATCGAGGAAGTGCGTAAGCCTGTTGATCCAGAGATCAACGGAAGTGCGCGCAAGGCTGAGCTTCAGTCTATAAAGCAGACAGCCACTGACTGCAAAGAACTTATCGTTGAGAGACAGCGATTAGAGCAAATGATAAAAGACCTAACTGACAATGGGGAAATCGAACAAGCCAAAGACTACAGCGGAGGTTTCGCTGAAAGATTCTCTAAATGATTGGAAAGAAATAGTTTATCAAATGAATAAATTGGATTATACCTTCTGGGAGGACTCTTGGAACGAAGAGTTCGAAGACTAAACTTCTTATTTCGTCAGGCGGCCCTCTACGCAAATAGGGCAATCACACTGGGGCGTAGTTCAGTTGGTTAGAGCGTCTGTCTTATACACAGGAAGTCGTGGGTTCAAGTCCCACCGCCCCGACAAATTAAATCAAAATGGCAAAGCAAGTAGTTACAACATACACCAAGAAGCGAGTTCGTCGCAAGGGTGTACACGCCAAGACGAAGTATTCTAAGACCAAGTCTTCAAAGCTCTACAAAAAAGCTTACAGGGCCCAGGGGAGGTAATCCTATGCGCCCGTAGCTCAGCTGGATAGAGCATTTGCCTTCTAAGCAAACGGTCACAGGTTCGAATCCTGTCGGGCGTACAAATTTAAAAAAATGGCTAAGTATAAGTGCGAATGCGGAGGCGAGAAAGACGCCTCTGGCGTAAAGATCAAGTTTGTTGACGGGAAGGCTCGTCACGAGATTACGTGCGAATGTGGCAAATACATGGAGCTGGCAAACCCTAAAACTGGAGCCCCTAGCTTCAAAAGCAATCGGTATGGTCAGGTATTCTAATGAACTCTCTAGTAAAAATAGAAGGGTATGAGGAGCTTGGCATCTCGATTTGCCCCAAGGGTACACAAGGTGAAGTTCTTGAACTCGGTGGGCTACTCATTGTACTTCCCGCTCAGCCTCCCGAAGAGGAAATTGAAGGATATGGACGTCCAAACAACCTGCAGTTGTGGGAGAGAAGGTCTATGCCTGAGGAGCTGTCTAGGGTTCGTTCTATGGATGAGTGGGGGGAGATGCCAAGGGAGTTTCGACAGAAGTTTTCTCCGTATATCGAAGAGGAGTTTCGCCGTAGGCGTGAGGGCTTTTGGTTTTATAACAACGGTGTCCCTACATATATTACGGGCAGGCACTACATGATGCTTCAATGGACGAAGCTTGATATAGGTTATCCAAATTTCTTATCTTTCCAGCGAGAGATATTTATTCACCTGGCTGCATGTGAGGCTGATCCCCGTTGTATAGGGCAGCTTTACACCAAATGCCGAAGATCAGGTTACACCAACATCTGTTCGTCTGTAATTGTAGACGAAGCCACCCAAGTCAAAGAGAAGCTGCTTGGGATACAGTCCAAGACTGGTAAAGATGCGCAGGAGAACATCTTCATGAAGAAGGTGGTCCAGATGTTTAAGTCGTACCCGTTCTTTTTTAAACCCATTCAAGATGGTACCACTAACCCACGCATGGAGCTGGCTTTTCGCGAGCCGAGTAAGAGAATCACGAAGAAGAATAAGACTTCGCAGAAGGGCGAGGCTCTTAATACGATAATAAACTGGAAGAACACCACCAACAACGCATATGATGGTGAGAAGCTACATTTGTTGTATTTAGATGAAGCTGGAAAATGGGAAAAACCTACAGACATAAGGGACGCATGGAGGATTCAGCGGACCTGTTTGATCGTCGGAAGAAGAATCGTGGGAAAAGCGATGGTCGGAAGCACCGTAAATCCGATGGACAAGGGAGGAAAGGAGTACAAGGAGCTATGGGAGGATTCGAGTCCTATGAACAGGAACGCGAATGGTAGGACAACCAGCGGACTTTACAGACTCTTTATCCCAGCATACGAGTCACTTGAAGGATTCTTTGACGTATACGGCAATCCAGTCGTGGAAGATCCTGACAATCCTTTGGATGGCCTTGATGGTGATAGCGTATATATTGGAGCTAAGACGTATCTCAAAAACGAGAGAGACGGATTAAAGCACGACCCAGCGGAGCTTAACGAAGTTACAAGGCAGTTCCCCTTTACTACAGACGAAGCCTTCAGGGATAGTATCGACGGCAGCATCTTTAATGTGGGTAAAATCTACCAGCAGATAGAGTTTAACGAGGATCTATTCCCAAATCCTATCGTGCAAGGAAACTTTATGTGGAGGGGTGGAGAAAAGGATACGGAGGTAATCTTTGCTCCTGATGTAAACGGTCGATTTTTAGTTGCGTGGATGCCGCCAGAAGATCAGCGTAACGTGAAGCGGTCGGACAAGGGTAAACGTGTTGCACCATTTCCAGAAAGAGGTGTCGGCGGCGTTGACTCTTATGACCTTGACGAAACAGTAGACGGGAGAGGATCTAAGGGTGCGCTACATCTTTACAATAAGTTCAGCATGGAGGGTGCGTCAAACATGTTTGTCGTAGAGTATGCGTCGAGACCAGATATGGCCAGAATATTCTATGAAGACTGTCTGATGGCTGCTGTGTTTTATGGGTATCCGCTGTTAATTGAAAACAATAAGTACGGTATCGCAAGATACTTTGAATCAAGAGGTTACGACGGATACTTAATGGAAAGGCCGAAGCACCTGTTTGCCTCTAGCTCTAAGACTGTGAAGACTAAGGGTCTCCCGTCAAACTCAGCAGATATTATCCAAGCCCACGCTCACGCGATTGAATCTTACATACACAATCACGTCGGCATAAATCAGGATAACGGTACAATGGGTAACATGTACTTTAACAGAACCCTTGAGGACTGGATAGGATTTAAAATTAATAATAGAACTAAGTTTGACCTTACGATTAGCTCAGGGTTAGCTCTGCTTGCCGCTCAGAAGGCTCCTCCGCAAAAAGTAACCGACTTATCTAATAAGCAGTTTTTTAGGAGATTTAAGTTCAACGCGTAAATCACTATATTTGCAGGAAAAGCAAATGGGTGATGCACGGAAGTAATTCAAATAATAAGTTCGGATTTCCAGATCAGCTCGCTACTATGGCAGAGAAAGAGACCAAGGAGTACGGTCTCAAGTATGCCAAGGCGATTGATGCTCAATGGGGTAAGGTTTCCGAACGAGGCAGCCTGTTCAGAAAGCGTTTTGAGCAATTCGAAAAGAACAGGGCTTATGCCAACGGTACACAAGATACCAGCATATACAAAAAGATTCTTACGTCTCTTGACCCTAATTCAAACGACGGTACCCTCCTTAACCTTGACTTCTCTCCAGTCCCAGTACTCCCTAAGTTTGCGAGAGTTGTAGCCAACAAAATTCTTTCCCTCAATCCATATCCAAATCTTGAGGCAATAGATCCAATTTCATCTACCGAAAAGGATAAGATGAGACAGGAGATCTTGTTTGACATGGAGAATAAAGAGGATCTTAAGAAGATTGAAGAAGACACTGGGGAGCAGATGACTTCTGTGCCAGTTGATCAGCTCCCAGAAACTTCTGAGGAGGCGGAGATCTTTATGGCTTCAAACCTTAAGACTGCTGCTGAGATATCGGCTCAGATGGCTACAAACCTCACTCTTGAGTGGAATAACTTTAACGACTCTACGTATAGAAGGGTTGTTGACGATCTGGTTATATGCGGAATTGGGGTTGTTAAAAGAGAAAACGACCCGTCTCACGGCATCATAACTAGATACGTAGACCCTGCGGCCTTTATTCACAGCTACACTGAAGATCCAGGTTTAAATGACCTTGTGTATGCTGGAGAATCCAGGAAGATCACTATTCAAGAGTTGCGAAAGCTTGCTGGGGACGAGCTTACAGAAGACGAAATCAAAGACATTGCTGAAAAGGCTAGAAGTAAGTATTCTTACGATAGCAAGCATATGCATCAGCACAACTACGATATTTACTCTGGAAAGAATTCGTATGGCTATGACGACTTCGTTGTTGACATCTTGGACTTTGAGTTTATTTCATCTGACAAGATTTATTTCGAAGAAAAGGAGAATAAATACGGGAATGTAAACTTTTTCATGAAGGGCTTTGATAAGGAGCCCAAGATTAAGAACAGCGTATTTGAAAGAAAGCCTCACTGCCTTGAGGTTGGTAGCGTGTATGGCGGAATCTACATAGTTGGGTGCAATAAGGTCATCAACTATGGAAGAAAGGCAAACGTGCCTAAAAATATGTACGACATTTCAAGAGCAACACTCTCTTATTCGTGCGTAGCCACGAACATGAGAAACATGATGCCTAAGTCAATGATCGACAGCACCATAAGCTTTGCCGATCAGATTCAGCTTACTCATCTTAAGATTCAGCAAGCTATCGCCAAGGCTAAGCCTGATGGGTTGATTATTGATATCGAGGCCCTTGAAAATGTTCAGCTCGGAAAGGGTGGTGAGCTTCAGCCCTTGGAGCTTCACGACATCTACGAGCAGACTGGCGTCTTCTACTACAGAAGCAAGAATGCAGACGGCTCTGCTGGAGCTCCTCCGATCAGAGAGATCGGAAATAGCATCCGAAACATCAATGAGATGATAGCTCTTTACAACCATTACATGCGTATGATTCGCGATGTGACTGGTGTTAACGAGCAGATGGACGGGACGACGCCTAAGGGTGACGCTCTTGTCGGCGTTCAGCAGATTGCAATACAGACTGGAAATAACGCTATTTACGACATCACCAATGCGTCTGCAATCCTCTACAAAAAGGTTTGTCAGGACATCGTAAAGTGCCTTCAGATCATACACCCAGAAAGCATTTTGTTTGCTGTCTACGAAAAAGCTCTTGGAAGGTTTAACATGCAGACTTTATCTGAGTTTAGAGAGCTTCCGATGTATAATTTTGGCGTAATCGTAGAGAAGGATATGGAGGAGAAGGACAGACAGTTCCTTGAGCAAAACATTCAAATTTCATTGTCTCAAAAAGAGATAGACCTTGAGGATGCTATGGCTGTAAGGCAGCTTAGAGACGTCAATCAGGCCGAAAAGGTTCTGATGATACGTCGTAAGAAGAAACAAGAAGCCGCTCAGAAAGCAGCTATGCAGCAGCAGCAAGCCGCTGCTCAGGCTCAGATGCAGCAAATTCAAGCGCAGATGCAGGCTAAGCAGCAAGAATATCAGATGATGATGCAGGCCAAAGTATCTGAGATCGGAGTTAAGATGAAAGCTGAAATGCAGCTTGAACAAATGCGGTTCCAACATGAGCGAGAGCTCGCTATGATTAAGGCTCAGGTTGGCCAGTTTGACAAGCAATCTGACGTCGAGACGCGCAAAGAAATTGAGCGCATGAAAGACGACAGAAAAGATGAAAGAGTTAAGAAACAAGCTGTCGAGCAAAGCAAGCTTATATCTCAAAGACAAGGTCAGAGAGGAGAGCTTAAAAACGAAGCAGAAGAATTTGATCTGGGCCAAGCCCTCGCAAACCAAGCAATGAATAGATAATGGCTACTATAAATCTAGATACATCGTCCAGACTTGACATTATTGCTCGTCGCAGCGATACGTTTGACCTAACCATAGACTTTAATACGTCTTTGGCTGAATACGCTTACGGAGACTGGAAGCTTCAGGTCAGAGACGCTGACACTAATGACAGCACAACAGCTGGAGACATCACGATAAATGTGTCTGCGACCGAAGGCGTGCTTCCAGGAACTAGTGGATTTATTGTTTCTGGGGAAGAGCTTAGAATTATAATAACTTCTTCAGATATGAATATAGCGTCTGGGGTGTACGTATACGACCTTCAGACTACAGATGCTGGGACTGGTGTAAAAACTTGGTTGAACGGATACTTTAAAGTAGTAGAGGATATAACGATATAATATGTCAGCAGTAACAGTAAATCTGACCGAACAAAGCAAGGTGGAGATCAATCATGTTACTTCACCTGTCGTTAGTATTACCCATCCTGAGGTTCGGGCAATAACCGTTACTGGCTTTGTTGGAGGTTCTGGCGGTGGTTTCACCCTACCAGACGGACTTGAATACCAAGTTCTTACTTCTGACGGTGCTGGCGGTGCAACTTTTGAGTTCCCAAAGACTATCTCTGAGACTGTAAAAAACGTTAGCGGTGGAGAACTCGCTAAGGGGACTCCAGTACACGTCACTGGATCTACAGGTCAAGATACCGCTGAGGTAGTTGCTGCAGACGCTACCACATACTATCCAGCTCACTTTGTTCTTGGGGAGACTCTTGGAATTGGTGAAGTCGGCCAGGCTATTGCTTATGGTTTTATCAACAATGTATCTGTTCCAGACGGTGATGCTTATGTGGGGTTCGAGGGGGAAGATGTGTATCTCGGCGCTTCTGGCGGATGGGTTACAACCAAGCCTACGGGCGCTAACGTAAAGGTTCAGAAGATAGGCGTTATACTCAAGGTTAATGCTAGTTCTGATCATATTTCTGGTATTGTTCAGGGTGCTGGTAGGGTTAATGACCTGCCGAATATCACCGAGGGTAAGCTCTGGGTTGGAGACGCTGACGGCGTGCCACAGGAGTGGGGCTATTCAAACGCTACGGCTATGCCAGAAGAGGTAGGGGCATTTCCTGTCGGAACTACTTTTTCAGACGCGACTCTCGATCAGTTGTTTACAGGTCTTCTATACCCATATCAAGATCCTGTACTTACTGTAAATGATAATTTTGCCCAGGAATACGAGTTTGGTGATGACGTCAATAGCGTAACTATAACATTGAGCGCCGACAACCCATCAAACATTGAGACGGGCTCGTTGTCTATTCTTAAGTACACTGGGATTTCAACTTATACAACTATAGCCACTGGACTAAGCTTGAGTGACTTTTCTGGTGGGTATATTTACTCTCCAGCAACTCCTATAACGTCACCAGCTAATGGATATGTTTCTTTTAGAGTCATGGGGCTGGACACAAATGGAAGTACTATAAGTGATTATGGCCCTAATACATACTGGAGATATAGAGTCTTTTGGGGGAATAGCAGTTCTTCGTCTCTGTCTGTTGTTTCGACACTTTCTGACAGTATTCTAGATGCAAATAGGGGCGGAACTAGAGCCTTTGATTCTGGTACTAGCGTGTATAAGTTTTTCGCATGGCCTACGGGTCTTGGGGCGCCATCAGCGTCTCCAAATGGTTTTAAGTTTGACAACGGCACAAACGTTCCTATGGCCACTTCTAACGACGATGCAAACTTTTCAACCACCGACTCTAGTGGGTATTACTATCAATCAATTACAGAGACGGTAAATGGCGAGAGTATAACATATAGGGTTTATAGGAGTAAGAATCAGATTAACGGGGCGTTAAACATTACAGTGTATTGATATGGCAGCTATTGAGGGTTCAGTAACAATAGGCGGGTTTATAGCCCCATCAGATACTACGGATACGTATCCTTCCCACGTAGACATCTACGGTAGGGGCGGTATGCGTTCTGTAGCAGATAATACAGAAAGAGACGCTATTACTTCCGACAGAAGATCGGAAGGCATGTTTGTGTACGTCCTTGACCCAGCTGGAGACGGTACTGTCGATGCTACGCTATACACTCTCAGCGGCGGTATAACTAATAGCAACTGGATAGAGGTAGAACTTGGTGGCGGCGGTTATTGGCAGCAAGTAAACGCAAGCACAAGCATTTACTTTGTTCCAGGGAGTGGTGATGGTAGAGTCGGTATCGGTACCAACTCACCGAGCTATGACCTTCATGTGTCTAAAGATTCACCTGCAGGGACAGTTTACATAGGGGTTGAGAATACAAGCAACATTGGTACTGTTGGTGCTGGGACGTATTATATAGCTGATACTCAGACATGGTCTAATGTAGCTAGAGTTGGATCATATAAAATAGTAAATGATACTGACAACGTAACTCCTTTTGAAATAGAAAAACTAGCGCCAAACGCTTCGATTGTAGTGGGTCAGAATGGTGTCGGTATTGGAAAGACTGCTGCGACTAACGTAAAGCTTGATGTAGATGGAAATATAAGGTTTGCAAGTGACGGGGCTGGAGCAAACTATCTTGAGTTTGTTCGTAATAGTAGCAACAACTGGAAGCTTGGTTCATCGGGGGTTGGAGAAATATTTAGTCAAGTTGGAAATGCCAGCAACTGGAAACAAGACTTTACTGCAACAAGAAGATATATAAAGTCAGCCCCAACAACTGAGCAATTTTCTAATGGCGTTGGATACCCAGCTATTTGGGGTCAGCAAACGTGGACAGATGCCGCTTATAGGCATAGACACCTTTTCTTGGACGTAACTGACAGTAGTGGTGGTACTACTGGCAGCACTATTATTGAGGTTCAAAAAAACGGAACTGTAGGGTTTGTTGTAGATAAGGATTTCAACGTCGGTATCGGGACTTCTTCACCAGAGGAAAAACTTCATGTAACTCCAAGTGTTCTTGTAGGATCGAAGGGTTTCTCTACGCCAGCCGCTGGTCAACTCAGAGTTGCCTCTCCTAACGCTAGCTACGGCGAGCTTGGTTTTACGTCTCAATACGACAACTTCCCTTCTGGTATTAGATCTTACGGATTAAGCTCTAATTACGACAGAGACCTTCGTTTCTACACCAAAGACACAGCGTCTGCGACAGACGGACTGGAGCGAATGAGGATTACGGAGGGCGGTAACGTCGGTATCGGGACTGCTACGCCAGAAGAAAAACTTCATGTAGCAGGAAATATCAAGCTTGACGGAACTATAAATTCCGCCAACCTCACACCTACAGACAGGTATGATATAAGAAACTGGACGTACACTGGCAAAAGAACACTAGACAACAGTACGTTTAACCCTATACAGCTGCTTGGAACTCCTAGAGGTCTTTTCTTCAAGGATGACGGCACCAAGATGTATATATCTGACGATGGTAATGATGCAATCTATGAATACAATCTTTCTATCGCGTGGGATATAGAGACTGCAGTTCAGTCATACAAGCTATCCACAGTTACAAACCCTCCAAGCGCTAACGTACCATACAGCATCTTCTTTAGCTCTGATGGAACGGTTTTGTTTTTGGCTGACAATGATGAAAAAACTGTTCAGGTATGGGATTTGTCTATTGCATGGGATCTAAGCACCGCATCGTCTAACGATTCAAAAAAGCTTGTAGTGACATCGCTTGTTACTGAAGTGACAAACATGTCCTCTCTGTTCTTTAATCCAGACGGGAATATCATGCTTGTTTATGATTTCAATACTGAAAAAATCTACAGGTTTGATCTAAGTACGGCTTGGGATCCTTCTACTGCTACGCATACGTCGTCTACGCTAAATATGTCGTCAGCAGCTGACTACCCAGGCCTGCCAACCCTAAACTCTGCAAGCCCTCAAAACTACTTTGGTATCTGGGTATTGGATGACGGTCTCACTATGTATACCTCCGAGTATCAAACAGATACTTTTATACAGTGGAGCATGTCTACGGCATGGGACATAACGACGCTGTCTATTGTTAGATATACAAGTACTCCGCGAGGAAACGATATTCTTGTACCAACACAGTTTTATTTTGCAGACAGCATTAAAAAGCTTTTTGTCCTTGACGACTACTCCGACAGTGTCTTTGAGTTTGACACCTCTGCAGGTGTAAACATAAGGAGCCTTTCTAGTGACGGAAAGGTGTTTTCAGAAAAAGGTGAGTTTAATGGGCTTATTGTAAATGGGATTCTTGATGTCAGGGGCGGAACTGATACTCAGGGTCTCACGGCTCAAAGTTCTGGTATAAATACTACTGGCGGTATTACTGCTAATGGGAGTTTGCAAACTGGTAGAAGTACTGGCAGTAAATCTGCATATATAAACTATTATGGGTCAAAGGCAGATCCAAACGATACTCAGACATACAGAACACAGTCTTATGCTGGTATAAACATTAGACACCACAACGAAAGCTATGATCAGGTAGATATAGGGTCGTACAGCAATTCTTATATAAATATTGTCGGTGAGGTCGATAACATTGGAAGCACTGATATCACTGGTCAGATAAGAGTTCAAAACAAGAAGACCCTTAGAGAAAGCATTGCTCCTAGCGGAACGATAGTTCATAGAGATACCTTTACTGAGTCTTTTGATACAGATATAACGGTTCACACGCCAGATGTTGGTAGCGCGTACACTATTCAAAATACAGACGGGGCAGACGCAACAGCCGTTGTTTCTGGAGGAAACGGATATGCAACGACTTCTCCTTCTCCAAACGACAACGAGGGCATTACAGTTTTGTGCAACACGACACTACCCACCGACTATGTAGCAAAGTGGGAGTTTAGTTCGTCTTCTTCGTTGCCGCCTGGTGACTCTTATGTGTTTACTATTCTTTTAAATTATAAAGACAACGACAATTTTGACATCCTTAGACTTTCTAGAGATGCTGACGATACAATTCTTTATGTTCGGAGGGCTGGAGTAATTACTTACGGGCATATTCAGACAGAAATTAAGAATATTGGTGGCGAAAGAGGTGATTATACAACCACCTACAATACAGACACACTTAACATTGACCTTTGGGGTTGGGCGGGAAATAAAAATCCTGCATCCCTTACTCTTGAGGCTAGGAAAGTTGGCGACTACCTAGTTCTGATATATGACGGAATTATCGGGTATGTAGCTGAAGTTGACTGGTTTGCTAGCCATAAGATCGGTTTTGGGTGGGGAGCAAACAGCTTAACCAACAGCAATGATGAGGCTCACGACTCGTGGAAGCTTGACTCATTTACTGTTCAAGAGATTACTGATAGAGATCTTGACTCCGTAAGCTATATTGAAAACGGCAACTTCGGTATCGGGACTACTTCACCGACTGCCAATCTGCACTCTATGGCCCCAGATGGCAATACTTTCTCTTTAAAACTTGGGAGGGCAGACAATGGAAGTGAGTGGAGTTTCAATCACGCTGGAGATGACTTAAGAATCTACAATCAGGGTGGTTCTGGAAAAGACATCTTGTTTAGCGTTGATGCTGGCGGAACTGAAAAAGGCAACAAAGTCGGTATCGGGACCGCTACGCCGTCAGAGAAGTTGCACGTAAGTGGTAAGATTAAAGTTATTTATGGTACAGAAAATGTGCTTATTGGCGATGCTGGCAACAACATAACTGGCTACTCCAACACTGCTCTCGGTTCACTTACTCTTAGAGACGCTACAGCAGCTAATCAAAACGTAGCTATTGGTCAGCAAGCGCAGAGGTATACAACTGGAAACTACAACGTGACGGTTGGTACTCAAGCCAATATGTACACGACAGGTGGGAACAACGTAGCTCTTGGTGGTTTGGCAGCAAAAGGTGATGCCTCTTCTACCTTCACCAACACAACAGCAGTCGGTTATCGAGCACTCACAGCACTAACTACTGGCGAAGGCAATACTGCGGTGGGGGTTGAGTCTCTACGAGACACAACAACAGGAATTCGCAATACGGTAGTGGGGAATTCAGCAGGTGCCGCTGTCAACGCGGGTTATAATGCAATATATGGTTATCAAGCAGGGCAATTATTTGGTAACAATAATACTGCAATGGGTTATGTCGCAGGGAAGTATAATTCAGGTGAAAATAATGTTCTTATTGGCGCAGAGGCTGGCGAAGGCGCTAGTGGCTCCTCTAGCTTCTCCAACACAGTAGCAGTCGGTTATCAAGCTCTTACTGCGTTGACTACTGGCACTGGGAATACTGCGGTAGGGTATCTAGCATTGGCAAATGCTACGACTAACCTTAGAAACACAGCTGTGGGTTATGGTGCTTTTGATGAAATTGATGGAACTAATAATGTATCATATTCTACTGGTTTAGGATATGGTGTGAGTAGTGGTGGATACGATGAAGTTATAGTTATAGGCCATAATGTATCCGCTGGAGGACACAATAGTGTATCCATTGGTGGTACAGCAGGCTATCAAGGTGTTGCTATAGGAGACCTTGCTAAAAACGGAAGAGGAATTTCCATAGGATATGGTGCGGGTCGATTAATACAAGGTAGTAATGACCACAATATTTTTATTGGAAACCAATCTGGATACAACACTAATGGTGCTAGCCGTAATACATTCTTAGGACAGTTCACTGGACTTAATTTGAGTGGTGGGGATAATAACACATTAATAGGATACAATGCTGGGTATAATATAGCAAATGGCTCTAGCAACATATTCCTAGGCTACAACGCAGGCTACAACGAAACAGGAAGCAACAAGCTGTACATCGCAAATAGCGATACAACCACCCCGCTTATCTACGGTGAGTTTGATAACGAGATTGTTCGAGTCAACGGTAGTTTAAATTCTAGGCTAACAGGACAATCATATGACAGCCTCCAAGTTGGAGAAGTCTTTAGATTTAAGCCTCTAGACGGGGCAAGCACCGTTCCATCATCAAATGCAGCTTCTGTATACATAAGTAGAGATGGCTCAACGTCAACTGATGTTGTTGCGCTAAACGTGGGTGACAAAATAAAAATTAAAAGAAACGGCGGTGGTACACCTACGTTCAACGTTGGTAATGGTGCATTTATATACGAACAAAGTTATGACGGCAACGCTGTAACAAACACCAACCCGTTCAACAACGGAGCTGGTATGGGTATTAGAAATACTAGTCAAGGCTCTCCTGTTATTTTGGCCTTGTTGATTAATGGAACCTTTGGGGCCTTAAATAGTGCTGGTTCAACGCTCAACATTGGTAACCCCAATGGCATGAATAACAACTGGGCGCAGGACCAACAGGTATATTTTCAAAACACCAGTTTGTTTGGGGTTAGAAACGGTAACACCTCTAACTTTGGGAATGCAGACGGATGGGTGATTAGATCTCAATCTCTCAACACAGATAGCGTAAGTGATTACAGGCATGGGCTTCAGCTTTCTAACCCTCCAAACCTTGGGGTGAGCTCAAACGGAGGCAAGGTATACACAACAAACGGAAGCAATGTATTGGATGCAAATACCTTGGGCTATAGCATTCGAAGCTTTGTTGAGGTTGGAGATACCATATATGTCTGCGACGCCAGCACAAACACTCATTTTGTTACCACAAATACAATCTATAAGCATACTGTAACTGCTGTAGACCTTGTAAATAATACAATTACTATAGACTCAAACTATGCAGGAACAACAGGAACTTCTTCTGCGTACTTAGAGAAAAACATCGTAACAGTTAGAAACTATAACGGTGATGTTATGACTCGTGTAAAGGGCACGGGAGAGTTCCAGATTGGAAGTGATGCTGCGGGGTATTTATTGCCTTCCACTGACGGGACATCAGGACAAGTGCTTTCTACGAATGGTTCTGGTACGGTTACTTGGGCAACGGTTTCTGGTGGCGGAACTGATACAAACCTTGGTTCAAACGATCTAACTAGTACCGCTACAACAAGAAAATTCACCTTATACTCTGACAACTCAACGCTAGGGATTTTTAGAAGCGGTGGAACAAATCCAATAGCGTATTTCACGCAAGGAGGCGCCTCTGGAGCTAACGCTGTTTCTGTTTACGGAGAATTAAACGTTTACGAAGATACCTCTGGAAACGCAGAGCTTAGACTTAGAGATTCTTCTAATAACTACGCAGCTATTCAGGCTAGCGCCTCTACTACTTCGTATACTATAACCTTGCCGTCTTCTGGACCAGGAGCTGGCAGCAAGATTCTTGAGTCTGACGCAAGCGGAAATCTGTCTTGGATAAACACTCCTACTGGCGGAGGCGTAAACGTCTCTGGAACTCCAGTAAACAATCAGCTTGCTGTATGGACGAACTCAACTGATATAGAGGGTGATGGAAACCTTACTTGGAGCGGAACGGAGTTGCTTGTGCAGGGACAGCTTAGAGCCGATGTCATTGAAATAAACGGACGGGCCAACGCTAGCTCTCAGCCAGCAGGTACGATAGGTGCTGGAAGTAAGGTTATGACACAGGCCCATACCACTGGCACTGTTACGGCTGGCACAGTTTACGTTCTCGGTAGTTCCGCATGGACAGCTTCCGACGCTGACGCTGGTAGTACCTCTACTGGGCTTCTTGCGGTTGCAACAGACGCGGCTTCTCCGTCAGAAATGCTGTTGGAAGGTAGCGTTACGATGTCTTCGAACACAGGGTTTTCTGCTGCAGCCAAGGGAGACGTGCTTTACTTGAGCCTTACGACTGGAGAGCTTACGAGTGACATTAGCGGACACACTACTGGAGACTTCGTGCGAGTATGTGGGTACGTCATCGACGCATCTAAGAGTGAAGTGTTTTTCTCACCGTCAAGAGATTGGATTGAACTGTAATGTCTATAAACAAGATATCTGGTGTTAGTTTTGCTTCTATAGCCAAGCTATCTGGCATTTCTAAGTCTTCTATTGTAAACTTTTTAGGGATAGCGGCTGGAGGATCGTCTTCTAGCATGTCTCTATCTGATGTGACAACAACGGTTCAAACGGTTGACTTTTCAGGAACCCAAGTTCCACCAGCTACAATTACGCTTAATTTACCCTCTACTGCCGCTAGTGGAGACCTTGTTTTTTTGTTGGTTTCTTCCGACGGCTCTTCTGGACACTCTGCCCATGAAACACCCTCTGGTTGGACCCGTCTTACGAATTGGGCTAGCTTTGATTCTGATAATGACGGGTATGTTTTTTACAGAGTCTTTGATGGCACTGAAGGTTCGTCTGTTACAATATCAAACATAAGCGGATTAAAGGGAGGGGGGGACCACCTTGGCATTTCGTTTATAGCCGATGGCGCTGACACCTCATCTCCCGTGTCTGACTATACATCCGCAGTAATAGCAAACGGAGTTAACACTATCTCCATTACTGGCACTACGGCATCTGCAAATGGACTTGCTGTAGGGTTTTATTCCTTTGATGGCGCCGACGGCAACCCGTTTTCTGTAAGCTCTGGCTGGACTGAAGTTGTTGACGAAGATTCACCCTCCACTGGGAATTCTGCTACCGCGTTAGCTGTAGGAGTGTCTACAAAGCCAGTCACCGCTGGATCTGCAAGTGGGACGCTTGTAGTGGACGGGTCTGGAACTCTTGACGGATTTGCTGGGCTTCAGTTTATAATAAAGGAGGCGTAAACTAGAATCTTTTATATATTTGCATCACTAATCATTCAATACTTTAAAAATGGCTTACGCTTTTACTTCTAAGCAGTGGACTATCTCTGGAGAACACAACTTCGGTGACTTCACGTTGCTCAACCCTATCTTCTCTGCAAAGAGCTTGCAGGTGGTTGAGAATAACGTTTACTTGACGCTCGAAGTTATTGAGAATGGTGGTGTCTTTAAGCACCACGCTCATGTCAACTACGCGGCCCCGTCTGAAACCGACGTTAACCTGTTGGTTGACGCTGTCGTTGCGGCTGCCTTCCCAACGGCTACGGTCGTAGAGTAACTATAGTTCTCTGCAAGAGATAGGGGCCAAGCGCCCCTTTCTTTGTTTTACTATATTTGCTCTTATGAGCAAAGATTCAATAAGAGAGCGTATTAAGCGACTGCTCAAGAAGCACTCGCTTGCTGGCGTAAATAAGCCAAAGAAAACTCCCTCTCATCCAACGAAGTCTCATATCGTCCTTGCAAAAGAGGGTGATAGAGTGAAACTCATTCGGTTTGGACAGCAGGGAGTGAGAACCAATCAGACCGCTGGACAGAGAGAGGCATTTAAAAGCCGTCACCAGAAGAACATTAGCAAAGGAAAGATGAGCGCAGCATACTGGGCCAACAAAGTCAAGTGGAGTCCCAGCAAGACCGCCTCTCCTAGCAAGAAATGGAAGAAGGGGTCATGAAGGTGCTAAAGTCAAAAGTGTCGGTAGATCCGCCAAAGGGGTATCATTGGATGATGGAGGGCGGTAGGTACTACCTCATGAAAGGTGATTACAAGCCTCACACTGGGGCCGTAGCTAAGGCTCAGTTTAAACTTGTGACTCATGGCAAAGACGTCAGCAAGTAAGACAAAGCCATCTCTTTGGAAACGCATTGTTGCCAGAATAAAGGCAGGGACAAAAGGAGGAAAGGCTGGTCAGTGGTCGGCTCGCAAGGCCCAACTTGCAACACAGCAATATAAAAAGGCTGGCGGCGGATACAGAGGCAAAAAGTCCAGTAGCAATAGCTTGTCTAAGTGGACAAAGCAGAAGTGGCGCACGTCTGATGGAAAGCCATCTAAAGGCAAGAAACGCTACCTCCCAGAAAAAGCATGGAAAGCGCTGTCCAAGGCAGAAAAGGCCGCGACAAATAGAGCCAAAGCCAAGGGCAATAAGAAGGGGAAGCAGTTCGTGGCTCAGCCAAAGAAGATTGCCAAAAAGACCGCAACGTACAGAAAGTAAATTAGTTATATATTTGCATAAAATTTATTACAATGGAAAACGAATTCACACCTAAGTTTGTAGACTCTCCTGAGGAGTTGAGCATCAATCAAGTAGATCAGCAAGAGCAACAGTTCGACGCCTCTACAGAGCCAGCACCGCAGGAACTGACTCCAACTCAAAGCGAAGCGCCAGCTTCAAGCGAGCCTGAAGTTGTTTTTTCTGCAAACGAAAGTTCTTTGCAAGACGAAACTCAAGTTCTCGAAAGAGAAGTGCTCTCATACCTTAGCGAAAGGCTTGGACGAGAGCTTAACTCTTTTGATGACTTTAATACTCCATCTTATGAGCTCCACGACGGAGTTCGAGCTATCGCGGATTTTGTAAACGAAACTGGGAGGAATCCAGAGGATTGGTTTGCCTATCAGTCGCTTAATCCAGAGAATATGGACGATATGACGGCGGTCATGGTTAACATGTCTGCTAAGTATCCAAACCTTTCTCAAGATGAGATTCGAACGCTTGTTCAGAGCAAGTATAAGGTGGATTCAAATCGTTACGATGAGGAAGAAGTCAAACTCTCTCAGCTTCAGCTTAAGATCGACTCCGAAGAAGCGCGAAAGGCAATTCAAGAAGTCAGAGAAAAGTACAAGTACGAGCGAGCTCAGCAATCTGCTGATGACGACTCTCCGATTTTTGACGAAGAGTGGATTCGAGACATGACCAATGAAACTATGTCTCTTGAGGCTATCGAATTTAGCCTTGGTGACGGAAACAGTTTTAAGTTCGGTATCGACCCCTCATACAGTAAGTCTCTGGTAAATAAAAATTCAAGCCTAGAGAATTACTTCGACCAGTATATCAACGATGATGGTGGCTGGAACTTTGACAAATTCAACGCTGATAGAACGGTGTTGGACAACATCCAAAAAATAGTCTCTGCTGTTTACCGTAAAGGCCTTGGTGACGGACAGAGAGGGCTGTTGAACACAAGCGCAAATGTTAAAGCCTCATCTCCTGGTATCTCTAGTCGAAACAACAGTTCAGATCCAGTGGCCGATCAAATTAGAATGGCCATGGGAATGAACAACTCAATGACCTTTAAACTATAAAAACTAAGAAACTATGGCTATTACTTCGCCTCCCATTTATAATACAGATGGGACAACTACTGCGAGATCGCTTTTGCTGGCGACTCCAGAAAAATACTCTTCTATCTCTGACTTCATTGACCCATCAAAGCCAGATAACAGAGACCTCCTCGTCAAGACCTACGGTGATCAAGGTATCACTGGGTTCTTGCAGTTGACGGGCGCTGTCAAGGCTGCTGGTACCTCTGACGAAGTTCAGTACTGGGAAGAAGGCAGATTGCACAACTTCCAGGAGTTTAACTCTCTCACGGCTGGCACTGCCCCAGCGGGCACTTTGGCTTGTGTAAATGATTCTGCCGCTGTTCTGCCTATTTACGTTCAGAAGAACGACGTAATTATGACCGACGACAATCAGAGACTTATCGTCACTGCGGTTAACTCCTCTACGGGTGATGTGACTGTTGCTGCTTTGGACGGAACGGTCAATGCTATTGCTGCAGGCACTGGTAACCACAAGGCTATCATCTTGGGCAACATGTACGCTCAAGGTAGCGAGCAGCCACAAAGCTTCAATCAGCCACAAGCTATTAAGAGAACCAACCCATACATGATCGTGAAGGGTAACTTCGAGGTCAGCGGTTCTCAAGCTACGAACATCGGCTGGATTGATCTCGGTGGCGGTGAGTACAGATGGTACATCAAGGGTGAGCAGGATACGCGCAAGCGTTTCATGGACCACAGAGAAATGATGCTTTTGTTTGGCGAGAAGACTTCTTCAGCTATTGACGTTGATGGTGATATCAACGGTTCTGAAGGCTACTTCTCTGCTATTGAAGACAGAGGTATTGTTGCTCCTTCTGCAGTATTGACCGCTGGAATTGGCCTTGGGTCTAGCACTGATGGGCTTGATGCTCTTATTTTTGAGTTGGACAAGCAAGGCGCTCCTGCCGAGTACGCTATGTACTTGAACAGAGAAACTGAGCTTGGATTCGACGACATGTTGGCTGAGGGCTTGGTTGGATCCGCTCAAACTGTTGGTCTTACGGGTCAGTTTGGTGCGTTTAACAACGACAAGGACATGGCTGTTCAGTTGGGCTTTAAGACGGCCACTCGCGGTGGATACACTTTCCACAAGCACAGCTGGAAGCTTATGAACGATCCTACGTTGGCTGGAGCTGCTGGCACCTACAAGGGCGCTATGGTTCCTTTGACGACTGTGACTGATGCTGGCACTGGTACGAAGGCTGCTGCGTTGGAGTTGAACTACAAGGCTGTAAACGGCTACAACAGAGAGTTGGAGCACTGGGTAACTGGTGGTGGAGTCCTCGGATTCAACAACAACACCAAGGACACCGCAACGTTCAGCTACAGATCTGAAATTGCATTGGTGACTCGCGCTGCTAACCAGCACGTGTTGATCAAGGGCTAATTCGTAATGGGGAGGGGAGAATGGCTCCTCTCCCTTTTACTTTCTTTACGGTAATTAAATTCTATTCAAATGAGCACTACTACAAAGCGGACTCCAGGTCGTCCCAAAAAATCACCTGCAACACAAGCTGCTGAGTCGGTTCCTTTTTCAACTCCGACCCCAAAAGAGCCAGTACAGTCTGTAAAGTACAGAGAGCCTGCAGCTAAAAACTACGGAGCTGTTTTTGAGGCAATCAAGGGGGGCATTGTCTTTATGCTTCCTCAGTCTGGAATTACTGTTTTTGACGAACAAAGCAACAGAGTCAGAGAAATTCGCTACTGCGAAAACATGTCTTCAATTTTCGTTGACGAACAAGGTGACCACGCTAGACGAGGAAGCATTGTTTTTAGAGACAAAAACCTGCTTGTTCCGCCAGATAAACCACAGCTTATTGATTACTTGAGAGCACACCCAGGAAACAAAGACAACGGGGGATCTAGCTTCTTTGAGCACAGGCCGTCAGAGAAAAAAGAAAAGTCTCTTAATAACGAGTTTCAAGTCGTTGACGCTGTAGCTGCTGTAAGAGACAAGAGCATCTCTGAGCTTCTTCCTGTAGCTATGATGTACGGCATTAGCACCGATCAAAAGCCATCAGACATTCGTTACGACCTTTTGGCTCACGCTAAAAAGAATCCGTCGCAGTTTATGTCTTCTTTTGACAACCCAATGGTTAAGGCTAGAGCAATCATAAAGCAGGCTACTGATTTTCAGATACTGAACTCTAGACCTGAAGGATACTATTGGTTCGACACGAACGGACTTATCGTTGCTTGTCCAGTTGGGCAGGACCCACTAGATGTAATGACTAGGTTTTGCCTTACGGAAAGAGGGGCGCCTGTCCTTATGGAGGTGGAAGACCGATTAGCCAAGCTGGATTAATAGAGAGGCCCTTCGGGGCCTCTTTTCTTTTTGTATATTTGCTGTATGGCAGATGTAAAACACGTATACAAAACCGTAAGAGACCTCGTGAACAAGGAGGAGCGTGGGTTTATTACGCCTGCGATGTTCAACGATTTCGCTCATGCGGCTCAACTTGCTGTTTTTAATCGTATTATAAACGATATATCTGCAGCTACAAGGGCCTCTAAGGGTGGTATGGACCCAGGCAGAAACCTCTCTATGCGAAAGGCCTTGCTTGAGGATCTTAGCAACTTTTCAGAAAAGCAGACAGTAACGCTCTCTTCTGGTGTTGGGCAGCGTCCTTCGGACATGTACAAGCTTATTTCGATCACAACTAAGGGCTTGATGTCTGGTTTTAGACCTAGAAACAAGCAAGTAGAGGTTGTCTACGACGAAGAGAAGATCGACAGAATACTTCGCAGCACTCTTAGCGCACCTACCGACGACTTCCCAGTGGCACTTTTGTCCGACACGATAGAGGTTTTCCCAGAAAACATTAGATCTATAGTTGTGAGGTACTACAGACTACCGAAGGGAAAGACTACCGCTAACGGAGATGCTTCTAATGTGCCTTTCATTGAAGTGACGGATTACAGCGGAGTAGAGGTTTTTACTGCCAACTGCTCAGACTTTGAGCTTCCAGACCATTATGCAATGGATCTAATCATAGAAATTGCGAGGATGGTTGGGGTAAACCTTAAAGAGCAGGAGGTTATGGCCTACTCTCAGCCAATTCCGCCAAACGCAATCTCACCAAAGAAGTAATAGATGGCAAGGAACAGAGTAAGAATATCAGACGTCATAGACGACTTCATAATAACGCAGGGCGATGACGATTTTGTGAGTGGTGCATCTGACTCCGCTCTTCGTGCATTTGCCCTTCGTGGGCTTAGAGAGATGGGGTTTGACATGCTTAAAAGAGTGCGATCTGTTAAGAGGACGATAGACAAAACGAACAACACCGTCCCTCTTCCTGACGACTTTGTCGATGTAATTAAGATTGGGGTTGTTGGCACAGATGGTCTTGTGTATGTGTTCGCTGAGAACAAGAACATAAACATCTCTCAGAAATACGTCTCTGAGGCTAGCATCGTGGGACCAGATGACGCTGAATACCTGGGGCAAAGAACCGACTCAAAAACTAGCACTGGAGGAGCCTCTGAGTTCATTCAAGACCCAGTGGACGATGGGTTTGACTCTTACATCTTTAGAAACTTTCTTTACGGAAACTACGAAGGAGGATTGTACGGGATCGGAGGCGGTCACCACTCTGGGGAGTACAGGATAAATTACGACCAGAACAGAATTGAGGTGGATACTTCTATTGGCACTGACGAGGTTGTCATTGAGTACATCGCTGACGAGGCCAGATCTGAGAATCCTACCGTGCATGTATATGCAGAAGAGGCCTTGCGCCAATACATCTACTACAAGCTTGTAGAGAGAAAGGCTTCTGTCCCTGCTCAGGAAAAGGCTAGAGCAAGAGCCGAATATTTTAACGAGTTGAGAAGGGCTAATTCTAGACTCTCTAACTTCACTAAACAGGAGGCTCTGAACGTTATTAGAAGAAACTTCAGACAGACTCCTAAGTTATGATAGATAAGCTAGTACCAAGGGAATTTAAGTCTGATCAAGATGAAAGGCTGACTCCACCTACCGCGTTCATAGATGCACTAAACATTACCGTTGATACAGACAATGACGGGAATTCTGGTGTTGTAAAGAACGTAAAAGGAACTTCAGTAGTAACTGACGCAACAGGTATAGACTACAGCGGAGAAACAATCGAGGTTATTGGGACTTGTAGGGATAACGAGAGAGGGAGAACCTACATATTTGTTTATTGCGGGACTTCAAGTAAAAACGCAATACTTCAGTACGAAGATGAGCGCAACGAACTTACCACTGTTCTTTCTGATTCTACGCTGACCTTCTCTTCAAACTCATGGGTTTCTTCGTCAGTTGTAAATGGTAATTTTAGGTCAGACGGAACAAGAAGCATTCTTTATTTTACCGACGACATAAACGAGCCTAGAAAGATCGATATTGACGCAAAGGATGAGTTTGTTAACGATGGACTGAGTGCTTCGCAAAGAATAAGTAAGCTTTCGGTCATGAAGTCTTTGGGGGTTAGGCCTCCAACCGCAAAGTTTTATTACGATCCAGATATAGGGTATTCAAATTTTCGAAAGGGATCTTTTCAGTTTGCCCTACAATACATATACAAAGACGGTGAGGTCTCTTCTATTAGCCCGTACTCTAAATATGTATACCTCAAAGAAAGGCATGATTCATCTTTGCCGACTTCGAAGTACCCAAATGTGTGCTCTATAACTCTTCCTTACTTCACCATAGACAAGGACTTGCTTAAAATAAGACTTCTTTTTAGAGAGAACAATGGGGCCGAGGTTAGTCCATTTAGAATCATTGAAGAATTCAACCCAAGATCCTCTATATCTAGGAATGTAGGTGATGTAGCTAACTTTTCTGTATTTGAAGCCTACTCTAATGTATATCGCTTCATAAACGACGGATATGCTGGGATTGTTCCATCCACTCAGGAGGACAACCCTTTTTCCGCAGTGCCTAGGAGGGCAAAAAATCAATCTGTATCTGGGAGTCGCCTTATTTATGGAAACTACGTGGAGGGATTCCCAAACCTTGGAGACCCAGACGGTATTGATGGTTTTAGCGGAGAAAAACCAAATGTTGCTATTAGTGTAACATATTCTGACGAGCCAACTGGAAATGAGACCCTGTATTATGGTCCTTTGTATTACGATGGAACTAGCTCCTCGCAAGCAACAACCACAAGTGGATCTGGTCCGACCCTAATCACACCGTGGGTAACTATTACAAGCGGAACAAACACTGTCACACCAGACGTTAACGATGGCCCTAACATATACATTGCTGACGGTCTTACCTCGTCTTATGATGCTCCAAATACATTCTCGTTTAATTTCGAAATTCCAGTTACGTCTTCATTTCATTTGTTCGATGTAGGCACCTCTGGCAACAAGTTTGTGTCTGTGACTGCAAACGGTGATACGATAGATATAGACTCCCTTTCGGAAGTAATAATAGATCAGGCCAGCTTTTTCGCAGAGAAGACTATTGACGACACAGAAACCATTACACAAATTGTTTCAGATTTAAATTTTCAGCTTGAAAGCCAGAGCTTTCAGCGTGATTTTATAGATGTACCAGTTACCGTTGGGACGACTGATTACGAGATAACTGGAGTGTATACAGTTCTTCCAAAGCTTTTTGTTATAGACAGCGACGTCTTGTCGTTTAGATTCGTCATAAAAAGCGTATCAGTAACTACTGTAAAGGAAATTACAGGAAGCGGACCTCTCGATTTTGAGGTTCATCCAATTACAAGTCAAACCTCTGGTCTTGGTCTGGTTGGACTTTATCTGGGATCTTGGGGGGTTTCGACTACATCTGTAGGCAACTGGCCTCACGAAAACAGATCGTTTACTGTTGAATCTATTGCCGTTTCTTCGAGCTTTACTGGCGGATCTAATCACTCGTTTGCGTTTGCATACATAGATAAATATGGGAGGTACGGTTCTGCGCAAGAGGTTGGGTCTGTGTATGTACATCCAGTAGGATCACCAGAAAGAGTTGTTTCATCAAGCTTAAAAAACGGAAGAGCTTCAATAACCCTGTCTCCAAATCACAATCCTCCAGATTGGGCGAGTAGATACGCCGTCTTGTATGCGGGTCCAGATGACATTGACGATTTGCATGATATATACGTAGACGATGCTACAAAGGTTGTACAAGAGACAAAATTTTTTGGCGGGAAAAAACCAACCTCAGTCTTTCTTGACATATCATCTTACGTATCAAATCTAAGAGAAGACGGCATTGAGTTTAGTTCTGTATATTCTCGCCAAGATGGTGATGTGTTTAGAGTTATCTCTAGAAGGACCCACACCATAAACGGCTCCTATACTGCTGGACCTGGAACAGGCCCAACCAACCTTCATTCCCTCTCTACGACAACAGAATATTTTAAGGATTTCACAGGTGACTCTGCACTTGGAAACGACGGTGAGACTGTTGATCTTCCAATTATCTCTGTTTTAGAGATATCAGAGAACACTTCTAAAGAGGACTATCCATTTGCGCTACCTATTTCGGGTGTAGTTAAAGGTGGTGTTTTTTTAGAGTTAGACGTAGACCCTAGCAATACTGTTTGGGGGTCTAGTTCTATTACCACGATTAGGGAGCACATTCTTCAGGGTTCCGATCCATACCCAACGTTTGCGGACCAAATTACCGACAACAACGGATATGACGCAGACAATTCATACACTAACCCTCGCGTTGATCATAACACGGTTTGGAAGGAGTTTTTTACTGACGGTGACTACACCCAAAACCACAGAAAGCCGCTACATAGAGACTCTGATTGGGATAAGGGAATTAGAGGTCAGATTATAAGTCCCAAAAAAAGAACTGCTGCTCGTGTGTATCATGAGATAGGCGTGTTTGAAACGATGACCGACAGGAGCGGATCTGGAAGTCCTCATGGAACTCCTGTAACCCTGTTTGACGGTTACTCATGGATAAGAAGAATCCACTCTAATGACCCATTTGGCTCAAGAGAGCAAGTTGGCATTACTCCATATATGGCCGACCCAGGTTGGGCAGAAACCGATTATTATGACGCTGGAGTCGGTTATTTAGACCAGACAAGGGTTGATGAAATAAATCTTTATGAGGGAGGGAGAGTCAGGCCAGTGGCAGACGAAGACAATCCAATATGCGAAAGCTTTTACACTTTTGCTGGGTCTTCTGAAAAAATAAGAAACATAGGCAGGCTCAACGTCGTGTCCGCCGAGGGTGAAAGAAGGCGTCCGTCTTCATTAATACACTCTCAGCCATACGGTTCAGAAACCCTATATAATTCTTTGCAAGAGTTTTTCTCTGTAGACTTTAAGGATCTAGACATTAACAACGGAGCAATAAATGCTATCTCTCCAGCGGATCAATACCTAATGGTTTTTCAGAACTCCAAGGTGTCAAGAGTTCCTGTGAATCGTAACATATTTCAAACCGCTGCTGGCCAAACGTCGCTCTCCTTGACAAATCAAGTCCTGGGCGCAGAGCAATCATTTAGCGGTGACTATGGTGTATCTACAAACGGGTCTGCCGTCATAAATGTAGACGGGGTTGTATATTTTATAGATAAAAGCAGAAGATCCATTATAAAAATTTCGCAATCTGGGTTTGCTCCAATAAACACTATAGACATAAGCGAAAAAATAGAGAAAACGTTTAAGGACTCAGAAGCCAGCAACAAGAACTATGCTCTTGGATTCGACAGGGAGGCGAACTATGTGTATTTTACATTCCAAGCTGATTCCCCGTTTACTGGCGAGACCTATGGATATGATCACATAAAAAGTGCCTGGACGTCAAGATATAGCATGATACCTAACTCATATGCAAGATGTGAAAACGACTTGCTTTCATTTAAATACACGGATAGCGGAATATGTCACAGACATAACAACGATTCTCAAAGATGTAATTTCTACGGAACTAATGAAAAATCTCATGTTACGGTTGTTTCCACAGCAAAAAATCCGTCGTCAATAAAGGTTTATAACGCATTAGGGGTTGAGTGTAACGCTCATAAAACCGTAGACGCAAGACCAAATGTTACAATCAGCAACTCTGTGGACCAAAGCGTGACTCTTTCCTGGAATAAGTTTTCTGAAAAAGAAGGCAGGATTTACGCAGAAATACCATCTGATGGGAGTAACCTTCAGCAAGCTCAGAAGACGGCTGACCTTACTGTAACGACAACTACGTGGAATGGACACATTGTTCCGCTAGGAGTCGTAGACAGCCTTGATTCTAATAGATTTAATCTTAAATCTAAGGTTGATGCTCCAGTTCCTAAAAATCTAAACACATCCCTGGTTTGGTTTAATGGATCTGTGTGGGTTAGCATACTCAGTCCGCACATATTTGGAACGTCGGCAGACGTCACAGACGGATTTATAAACGGATCAAATATTACGGGATCTGGGGTGGCCAACGGCAAGACGTACATTGAATCTAGCGGATTCTTTGGTACGTACGACTCATATATCCCAGCTAACGGAACCCCAGTTGGGTCTATGCTTGGTTATATTGTGACGGACCCTGATGATGTGTCTGACACAACTTATTCTGGAACTGAAATAAACCAACCCTACGGAGGTAAAAAAGTAAGAGACTACTACGCAAACATTACTGTTGAGTCAAGAGCAAATGGTCAGCCCTTTGAATTGTATGCGGTCACTGTTGATGTGGACGAGTCTAAAATACATATGTAACAACGAATTAGTATATTTGCAATATGATAGATCCAGTATCAATAGGGCTTATGGGGGTAGATCTCGTTTCTAGCGGGATAAACTACTTTCGTGGCAAGCAGGATTTGCGAAGGCTTGAAGGCGACCTCGCCGCTATGGGCGACTCACCTAATTACACTCTTTCTGGAGATTATGACAGAATGGTGAATATGGCTCTCAATGCCCCTCAGACAGGTTTGTCTATGGCGGAGCGAGCCTATGGTGATCAGGCTGCCGCAGCTGGGGCTTACGGATCTAGAGGTCTCGGTTCTTTGAACGCAGCCAGCAGAAATCTTGCCGCAACTACAGCCGACCTTGAGGCCCAGAGACTTAATAAAATCCAAGGAGCTATAGGTACTAGGGCTGGGGCTGAGCAACAGGTTATGAACGCAAATGTGGGGCAAGACATAAGAGATTACAACGTAGAAAGAAACCGACTCCTTGAAGAAAAAGCGGCAGCGCAAGAAGCTGTAAACGCTGGAATTACTGGTGCGCTAAACCTTGGCGGCGGGGCTGTGTCTGGACTCGCTGGAGGACTTATGAACATTGGCGGTGATGGCGGCTTTCTAGGAGGCCTTGGTACTGGGCTTGAGGGGTATCTAAACCCAACTCAGATTCCAATTCCAGCTAGCGCAAAAGGAACAAAAACTGCTAAAAATGCATTTGTCAGTGATGGCCCTGAAAATCACGATAAAAACGAATACCTCATTGCGAGAATGGTGAAAACCGCGTCTGGCGGCATGAAGCTTGAGCCAGTAGCTACGTCTACGGGGGGGGAGCTGCATCAAGAAACTAATGACGGTGAGATCTCTGTGCTAAATTCAAATCAAGTATCTTCCGTTCAGGACGGGTATGAGGATTACAAAAGAACTGGAAAGGTTGCAAGACTTATAGAGGCCGCTAGGAATATCTTTGAACTTCCTCAATTCAAGAAATAATGGCTTACGGCACGTCACAAGCAAGGGGAATTATTGGAGATCCTTCAGCGCAAGCTAGAGGTAGAAGAGCATTCACAGAACAGCAGTCAAGGCAGGCTGAAGAAAATCTCGCAAAAAGAAGGGAAGAGCGTCAAAAGTCCAAAGAAGAAAAGCCAATGAAGGACGTTCCGCTTAGAAAGTGGAAAGACCATAAGAACGTTCTTAAAGACATGGCTAAAGAGCTGAAGCTTGCTAAGAAGCAATGGCTTGACATGCCAGAAGGTGATGCAAGAAACGCCGCTATTGATGCATGGAGAGACGGAATGGGGGCGTACCAGGAGACCTCTGCCACGTTGCAACAGCAGAGAAATGTAGCACAGCAAAACTGGGAAAATGCTGTCGAAGAGATGCAGGGTCTTGAGGGGTCTGATGTATACGGAGGCGAGGTTGGTGGTATGTTTAATAAGAAGTACAGCACTGCGGCTGAGGAGTACAGAAGACTTAGGAACGGCGGAAATATTGAGCTTGGAGAGTGGAACATTGGAGACCCGCCAGTGTTTAAAACGCGTGCGCAAAAGATTAATGCAGCCGACCAGCCAGTAGACGCGGAAGGCAACGTTCTTTTGGATGCAAACGGAAAGCCTGTCCAGCAGTATGAACTCGAAGGATTCGGTGATTTTACCGAGGGTACGCTAGATCAGTCTCCGTATTTGCTTGGGACAAGTCAATACAAGTTTGCTGGTAAGAGCTACGCAGACTCCGCTGGAGTAACCGCCTTTAACATGGGTGACGCAAGATCTAAAGGCGTTCTATCTCAGTCTGAAATACAGGCAGGAATTGGGGCAGACGGATACGAAGCTCTTGACAGAGGGCAGACAGAGGAGCTTTCTGGGCCCAACTTCAACGATGCTTTTTATGAGGCGAGAGATCAGATGATGGGGCCTTTTAATGGATTGGACCAGGCTGGCGGCAATCCTCCAGCAGGGGCCTTGCAAAATGCAATGAACGCAAGGGGCTATGCTCAGGGCGGCAATACTGGTCGGAAGAAGTACGACATCAACGGAAACCGAATTGCGTGACAATCCTTATATTTGCGTAAATAAGCGCAAATATGAACGATCAGTACATTCAGCTAATTGAGGATTACCTCGCAAAAGGTGTAGCTCATCCAGATATTATTGAAAATCTTGGAAACGACGTAAGCGATGATGCTGCGAAGTTTGCTGCTGATTATCTAAAAAAAAAAGATCAGCCAGAGCAGGGTGGAGGCTCGGAATCAACCTTGGACCCCTCTTTATCGGAATCTGCTGGCGCTGATCAGATGCTTGACCCGTTCGGCAGACCTATTACGGTTGGCCTAAAGGGTGTAGACATTGTAGCGGAAAAAGAGCTCTCTCAGGAGATGGTCGGCAAATACGGTCTTGAGGCCGCAGCCAACGACTATACAACTAGAGCAGATAGATTTAATGGGCTTGAGTCTCTTGAGCAGCAGTTGGCGTTTTTCAAAGACGAGAAGAACGTTAGGTATTTCCCCGAAGTCTACAAAGAGGTGGAAAAGCAGGGCCGAACGCTCGCCCTAAACAAAGACTTGGATGATGCGGAAACTCTTGCCGATGTGGAGCAGGCGTTTGAGGATGCTGGATTTAGCTCGGAAGAATACGCAGATTGGCTGGAAAAAACAAAAGCTGAAAATCCGTTTGTTATAAAATCGCTTCAAGCAGAAGAAGAGTACAGAGCTCGCTTTGGAGCCCCAGCTAAGGGAGAATACGACTTGTCAGAAATCTACAATCAGCTTTCTGAAAAAAGAAACAAACTTATAGCTGAAAAAGAAAAGGTTGTTCAGCTTTGGCAGCAAAAATTTAAAGAAGGGTATTTCGGTACCGACCTTAGGTTTTTGACGGCCCAAATAGAGACCCTCAAAGAATCTGCTTCAGAGGCGCTTGGTCAAATGGACTACGCTCTCGAAGAGATGAAGCGCGAACGGGATGAGGATGGTAAAAAACTAAAGGACAGCCTTCCAGAAGATTCCTACAGCATATACGAAACGTACAATAACGCATACTCTGTTGCAATATCTAAAGAGGTAGAGCAGCTTATTAAAAACGCAAAAGGAGATCAGTACGACCCAGCAGAAACCCAATATGTCCTTTCTCAAATGATGAGAGGGGATATGACCCTAAATCAAGCAATACAGGAATACTACCCAGACCTTGTTTATGGTGAATCTGGCGTCGAATTTACTGCTCAGCAGATAAGAAACAGAGTTCAGGAAGAAGCCTCCAACGCGGCTCGCGAGCAATTCAGCTCTATCGGAAAGCCTGAAGACGCCACGAGAATAGAAAGAGACCTTAAGGGGATTTTGTCAGTAGACTTCAACGATGACGGTTATGTGGCCCCCATGGACATTTTTGACTCGTATCTGGCTAAAATACCTCTTAACTCACGAGGTTTTACTGTTGGCGGGCTTCTTAGAAACTTTAGCCCAGGCACTGTTAATGCAGTGAGGGCCGTGTACGAACCAATAGAAAAGGCTGTTACTGCGACCGCAATGATGGTTGGGGACGCGGGCGGCGGAGCTTGGCAATTCGTAGAGCAACTCGGAAACAACCTCCTTATTGACATGGATGGCGCTGATGAGTTTACGGACTACATGGCGGAGTGGAAGCGCGAATTTGAAGAGAAGGGGACATACTTTGTCCCAAAGCCAGGTGGTCGCCTTGGATTTGAGTCCACGGTAAATCAAGCCGCCTATAGCTTGCCATTCTCTATTATTCAGTTCGCCCTAAAGAGAAACCCATACGTTGCTAGTGCAATGCTTATGACTGGATTGTCCCATGACTTGCACGCCAGAAATAAGGATAATGATTGGTACAAGGCCATGTCTGAGACCGAAAGACTTGTTTGGCTTGCGGGGCACACTGGGTCAGAATTTGGATTTGAGTACCTCGGAAACAGGCTTCTTTTTAAGAGCGGATCTAATCTTGTTGGGCCCTCAACTGGAAGGTCTTTTCTTGGAGAGTCTTTGTACAAGGGAGGGCAGTTCGCTAAAGGCACGGCTGGAGAGATAGGCACCGAACTTTTGACCTTGTTTTCGGGCAACGCGCTAGACAACATGATGCTGACCGACTACGGTGTAGCAGCAAAGCCGATATTTGACGCCACTGAAATCATGAACACGATTCAGGTCGCTGGAGTGACATCAGGCGTAATTCAGGGTCCAGTGGCTGGAATGGCATACGCTCAGAACCTGAGAGATGTAAAAGACCTTAGACTTGGTATCGACGAAGAAATCTCTAAGCTCAGAGATCCAAACCTCACGGAAGAGCAGTCCCTTGATATAATTAAGGGGATTATGGCAAAGCAATCAAAGCTTGCTGCCAAGTTCACAGATATGACGGAGTACGGGCAGTGGATGAAGGAAAACTTCTCTGATCAGTACGACGCTATGATGGCGCACTCTGGTCAGATTGAAGCTATACTAAAGGAGCTTAAGGATCCAAACACCACGCAGGCCAGAGTAAGCGTACTTAAGAGCAAGCTTGCCACAGCCATGAACAATGAATATCAGGCTAGCTTTGTTGGCTTAAACAAATACCTCGGAGAGCAGGCTAAGACCATGCCAGAGGACCGACTCAAAGCGAGAATTCAGTCTAAATCTGGGGAACTCGACGAGCTTAAGGCTGAAAAGGCTGAGCTTGAACAAAGAAAAAGAGATGGGGAAGATGTCAGTAATGCTATCGCCCTTGTGGACGATAAAATCACTCACGTCTCTGGTGCTTTAACGCAAATGCAAGAAGCCAAGTCAGCTCTTGAGGCGGCCCAAGAGGAAGGTGCGACAAAAGAAGAGGTTGCGGCTGGATTTAAGGCTGCTAACTACGTCACTAAATCCGAAGCTCAAGAGCAGATGTTGCGTCTTGCGAAGTTTGCTGGCAAGGAAATTTCTAGCGAAACACTTCAAGCAACAGAATCGTTGAACGTTACAGAAGACTCGGTCTACATGCTGGACAAAGACGGCAATGTGATCGACATGTTCGTGCACGCAGACAAAAAGTCTGAACTTGGAGTCCCTGTTGTGGCCAAGGCAAAGGACGCGTCTGAGCAGATGTGGGCAATGGTTCAGCACGGGTATGTTGTTGTAGGGAAAAATGAAGAAACTGGGGAAGTCGCCCTTGTGTACGACAAGAGCGGAGACCTTCTAAAGGCGTTCCCAGGAATAAAAGACAGCACGAAGGGGATTGACCATCAGCTTATTGTCGCCAAAAACGCGAGCGTAATACTCTCTAAGGCTACTGGAAATGCCCATAAACATATTAAAATAGACTCTCTTGCTGGAATGGTGGCAGAAGAGGTTGATATAAATGGTCTGAGCGAAGAAATGCAGCTTTTCTACAGACTTAACAAAAGCGCTATTGACACGAAAGCAGCTTTGATTGCCGCAAACAAAGCGGAGCGTAAGGAATCCGACTTGGCCAAGGCTGGGAATGCGGATGCTAAGGGAAAGGCGAAAGACAGAAAGGCTAATAAGATCGTTGAGCTTGCAAGAAGCAAGTTCGGCCTTAACGTAATGGTCGGGAATGACGCTCAGCTCTTTAACGCGAGTAAAAGAACCGACTACATGTCTGGCGCAATAATAGGTGGATTTTACGTTAGAGGTACAAACAACATATACATTAACGAAAACGCTAGCGCAAAAGACGTAATCGAAGAAATATTTCACGCAAAGATTGCAAACGAGATTTTTTCCGACAAGAGGAGAAGAGCCAGATTTCAAAACGAGCTCTCCAGCATACTTATGCGAGATCCGTTTATGAGAGCGCTACTTGACGTAAAAAGAAGCGAATACGAGGGCTTATATAGAGGAAGAAAGGATGCGGAACAAATGATCGAAGAAGAGCTTCTTGCGGAGGCTATCTCTGTTTACGTGGCAAACAGCGACAAGGTTGATGCTGGCACGGTGTCAGGTATGATAAACTACCTTAAGTCATTCCTTGGAGACACTGAGATTGATGTGACGAAAGACAACCTTGAAGTCATTATGTCGAAGCTTGAAACCACACTGTCTTCTGGAAGGTCTCTCAGGATAAAAAGGAACGAAGATCAAGAGCGCGAGGAGAACTCAGAAGGGACTGAAATGATGTCCGCATATAGCGGCAAGAACTCGTTCCTTCACAAGGTTCCTGTTTCAATTAAAGTGGTTCAGCACTCTGATTGGGGGGAGTCCAGAGTAAGAAACGAACAGACAAAGCAGTTTGAGGACTATAATCATTTTAGAGCTTGGTACAATAAGATGAGCGGTAACGGCTCTCTTAGCGGGTCTATTGAGGTAAAAATGTCTTACACTGACGCGGACGGAAACGTTAAGACGCTGAACCCTCCAAAGCCATACCCAGGAAGAGAGGCTACAAGACCTGTAAATGCATGGGCTAGCAGATACCAAAGAGAACTTAACGAGCAGGAAAAGGTAAACAAGATTATTGACGACAGAGTATCTGTCCTACAGGATCAGCTGGATATACTAATGTCATCTGGCATGGATCGTACAGCCGCACTCGACCTGCTTGGGTGGGATGGTAGAAACAGAAACTGGGGAGCAAGACCGACCCAAGCTATGGTAGATAAGGCTGTAGAGGCGACGTCTAACTATATGCTTGACATAGAAGGCGGTTCTCCCGAATCTGTCGTCATGTACTCGACATATAACGACATTGTCGATAGAATGAATGAGGTGCTTGCGAGTAACGACAAGGAGACGTTTGACATAGGGAAGTATAGATCAGACGATCCTAAATATCGAGAAAGCGTAAACAAGGCTCTCATGGATCTTACTGATGATCCAAAGACTGTGAAGGAATTCCAAGAGTCTATATTGGGATCGTCTGCTCCTATCTCAAACGCAGAAATACAGAACTTCCTTACTGCGGTGTCGGATAAACTTCATGGAGGCAAGCGAAGAGATGGTATGAGTGCAATACACCAAGATAGAGTTGTAGACGTACTTGAAGTTCCATTCAGAAGACTAATGGAGACAGAGCGTGGCGCTGATTTTGTAAACTTCTTCTCGGACTTCAGAGAAGGTTTGCCTAATCATTTTCAGTTTTTGGCTGACGAACACGGGCTAGATAGAGATGATTTGCTAAGCGCAAAAGACCTGTATTTGGGCATAGTCGCTGTTCTGTCAAACGGAAACGAGGCCAACATAAACATTCAGCTTGCTGACTACGTGTTTGCCTCATACATGTCTGGTGATAAAGCTTCATTCGAGCTGGCGATGCACCAGATACTTAACGTTGGGTCCTATAAGGGCATATCTGGTAGGCCAGAAATTCAGAGAACAAAGGCGCATCAAGACGGAATAAGAAGTCTTGTCGATATGTTTGAATCTGACGTAGATCTAGTGTCGCACTTTACCTCTAAGGGCTCTAAAAATCGGAAAAAACCACGTGGAAGATCTGTAGAAAAACAGAAAGAGGTTGTGGCGATGGATATGTTTGGAAACAAGATAGGGGCGTTTATGGCAAACCTTCTCGGGGACGAAAGCGTGCTTGCTCAAGACTCTCACTTCGTGGCTGAAATGAATCGCGCGAGAGGCATAAAGAGCACTTACGATATAAATGCACTAAAGGATGCGTTTGCCTCGTGTTATAATCTGAAAGAAGAGGTCGAGAAGTTCTACGGAATAAAACTTAGAAAGTCTTACATGAGGGATGACATGGAGGCGCTTGGTAGAGAAGTATTTAAAAGGGGCACGAAATTCACTAGAGCTGGAAAGGACAGGTTTAAGGGGTTTAAAGGGTGGGAAAAAGAAGTCTTTAAGTGGTACACAAAAGACGTCAAGAACCGACTCAGGAGGACGCCAAAAAACATGGACGAGCGCCACCTGAACTATACGATCGCAAAGAAGCTTGGAGACAGGCTGGGAATAAGTGTAGCTGCCGTACAACAACTTATGTTCTATGACAATCACTTGACTCAGCAGCTATTTGGCAGAGGTGTTGCTGCGGAGGATGTTACTTTTGCTGACGTTCTTGACATGCAGCTGCCTTCGTCCTTTGAGATGGCTATACCAAACGAGGCGGCACTAGAGGAGGTGAAGGCTAGGGATGCATATTTTAGGGACCAGGTTGTTGAAAAGGATTTGTCTGGTAGCGCACCAGTTGCAAGAGACTCTTTCTCCATGCAAGAACTTATTGACGCAGATGAGCTTGAAGTTGTTCAGATAAGCGACAGAGCAAAGGATCCTACGATAGGAGTAGAGGATGTCGTTACGCTTAAGCGAGCACGAGGCGGTGGTCGTTTTGCGTCTATTGGGTCTGGAATAGAACGCGCCAATGCTGTGGTTTTGTCTGATGTCGCCTTTCCTCAATCAAAAGAGATGTCGGCAGTGGGCACTATTGATAGCTTTGCAAACGGAAAGGATGTAGGGTCGATCGACATTACAAATGGCATTGAGCTCGAATTTCACAACGGAGGCTGGTATTCAGGCGGAAATAGAGTTATCGGAGCAGAAAAGGCGGTTATGACTGGCGATACTGTTTTTGCAATGGGTGAGATTACTTACTCAGACCCTGAACTTTTTGCATACCAACAAGCAGAGTTTACCGAAGAAGAGGCTGAAAGATTTGCAGACGATCCATTTACTGCAGATTCAATTATAGACTTAATGGAGACGGAGGGTCTGTCTTTTGATCAGGCCGAAGCACTATTCTATGACAGAGTAGACATGTCCATGTCTGACGACGAAGTCATGTTCTCGTCTCAAATCAGAGGTACAGCAGCAAGAGTTGTAGATTCTGCTAACTTCTCTGGAGACCTGAGAGAGATGGTTAAAAATAATCCAGAGAACTACTTTGATCGAGCGTCTTTCACGGACATTAAAGACGCAATGGATCATATGACCACTCCGCAGCTTCTTTCTTACATGAGAGCAGATAAGCTTGGGGAGCTTAAGGGCGATGAAAACTACGGGCCTCTTGCTACCATAACTCTTATAAACAGATACGCTGCAGCTGGAGATAATGAGTCTGCTGCAGCCCTCGTAGCTGACCTTGCGGCTACTGGAACTAGCGTCGGTAGATTGCTTCGTCAATTTGCGGAACTTAAGACGTCTACTCCAGAGTCCATGGCCAGTACCATTTTGCACATGGCAGAAAGAGGTGGCAAGACTGTTAACGATAGGACTAAAAAACAAGTTGAGGAGCAGTCTAGAATTGTATTCGAACTACACAGAAGAGCAGAAGAACTGTACGCTAGAGGGCAAAAGGGAGAGGACGTTTGGGATGAATACAAGAAAGCTATCGATCTTCTCGCCAAGGAAGAAAAGCAGCTGGACATCATTGCAAACAAGATCATTGAAAGATCTTGGGGGGAGCTTATAAGAACGACTATTCAGGGTAACCTGTTGACTCCGATGTCGCAGGCAACGAACGTTATTGCGAACCTTTCGAACTTTATTCCAAAGACGATGGTAGACGTTACCGCTTTCCCGATGGAGAAACTGCTCGAAAAGACGTTCCCAGACTGGTACAGAAAGAGCAAGGGCATAGACAGAAAGATGACGTTCTCATCCTACCTGTACGGTATGATGCGATTTGGGGGCGGCACAATGGAGGCGCTTGGAGAAATAGCTAGGGGTCAAAGAAATAGCGACCTTACAGAGTGGAGAATCAGCAGAAGCTTGATGCCAATCCACTCCCTCATGGCATTTTGGGGCTCTGACCTTCCAGAGGCCAAGTCAAAAGTTGCTGATGTAAACCAGCGGGCAAAGCTTCTATTTCAGGGCACCTTCGGCATGCCAGCTGAATCTATGTTTAGATTACTTGGACTTGGTGATACCCCGTTCAGAAGATACGCAGAGGGCCTTGAGCTTTCCCAGATAGCAGACGCCAGAGGGCTGACTGGAAAAGAAAGAACTCAGTTCTTGAGATTCCCTCCGTCAGACGTGGTGGAGCAGGCTCGCAAGCGCGGGCTGGAGTTTACCTTCCAGAACGACACTAGCATGTCGCAAGTTGCCGAGTACACAATCGGAGCTTTGTCTAGGGGGTTTGGCAAACCGTTCAAGAACGTTAGGGGTTTCGACGGAGAAGACTTCTTCAATACGATCATCCGAATGAATGTCCCATACGTTAGGACTCCAGCAAACCTGCTTGAGGAGACTCTTACGTACGCGTCTCCAGCTATTGCCATGGCTAGATTCGGAAAGCACCTTCTGGACGGTGACGCTAGAGGAGCATCAGAAAACCTAGCGAAGGGCATGATCGGTCAGTCGGTGACTATGGCTAGCATGTACCTGATTGCAAATGGCCTAATATCTGGGCCTCCAGATGACGATAAGGCGGTTCGCAACCTGCAGTACGACACGTTCCCACCTAACTGCATAAACGTGTCTGGCTTGAAGCGCCTCTTGGCTGGAGAGGATCCTGCTTATCAGGCTGGTGACGAGTTCAGAAACTACCAGAAGCTTGGAATTCTAGGTAGCGTTATGGGTGCTGCTGCTGTGGCGACAACGAAGCAAGGGGCAGAAGAGGTTATCAAGAACCCATTCGGACCAACAGAGCTATTTAAGAGAACGTTTGGCTTTGACAATGTTGCCACACTTAGCTACATGATGGACCAGAGCTTCTTGCAGGGTCTTAACAGCACGCTTGATGTTCTGTCAATTTCTAATCCAGATGAGGCAGAAAAAGCTTGGAGCCAGTGGCTTGAGGGCATGTTTAAGTCTATCTCTGCTGTGCCGCTTCCAAACACCCTTAGCGCGCTCAACAGAACTCAAAGAACCTACATGCCAGATATGAGAAGCGCTTCTATGGCAGAAAGGCTCGGCAACACGGTGAGAGACAGAACGTTCTCTACAGGTTCGCTTCCTATAAGATACAACTGGAAGGGGGAACCGATTAAGCAAACTCCAGATGGCTCTGGGCCAGCAGCCTACCAGCTTTTTGATGTCACAAAAGCGAGAGAAGGATCTGCAGATCCAGTTTCAATGGAGGCGCTTAGAATCTATCAGGAGACTGGAGAGGCTATTGAAGTACTCAACACTCCGTACTTTGCTTCTAGCGTGTTTAGACATATCGGAACACCTTCATTTAGCAGGGGAAAGGCCAAGAAAGCATACGAGTCTGGTAAGAAGTACCAGTTTGTCGAGGATGGGGTTGACTTCAAAATGAAGCTCAATGCAGAGCAGGTGAATGAAGCCCTTAGACTGGCTGGATCTCTCAGATATCAGGAGTGCCTTGCGCTTGTTGAGTCAGATAAATACAAGCAAATGACTGATGAAGAAAGAATGACCGAGTTCGAATCGATTAATTCTAAGTATAACGGACTTGTGGAGTTTGACCCTCAGGGCAATTTCCTCCCACACACGCAATACTTGATGGATTTGTTCGAAAAAGAATACATAGAAAGAAAACAGAATGGAGAGCTCTAAAAAGATAAAAGACACCGCCCTTGGCGGATGGCTGAAGCAGAAAGCGCCAGGCATCCTCGACACTGTCGGCGACCTGCTGCCAGATCAGGGCGCGCTCGGTATTGTCAAGAACCTACTTGACAAAGAGCCAGGCATAGATCCCATCGAAGCCAAGGCTAAGATCGACGCAGAGATTGCATTCCAGAACAACGTAACTGAGCGCTGGAAGGCAGACATGGGTAGCGACATCAAGCTCGCTAAATATATACGACCTGTAACTTTGATATCACTTGTAGTAATTTTTATTGCAACCATGATTGCGGATTCTATTGAAAATCTGGCATTTAACGTTAAAGATAGTTATGTATCTTTGCTTGAAATACTAATGTTGACATCATTCGGAGCATACTTTGCTGGAAGAACCATAGAAAAAACAAGACGATGATCGAAGAATACCTCTCTCATTTTGAATTCTTAGTGGTTGCGGGCACTCTCGTAGGCGGGTGGATAAAGTTCCAGGCAGATTACAACAAGCTCAGTTCGCGCGTATATACGCTTGAGGCTGATAATAGGGAGTTTAAGGATGATGTTAAGCAACTCCTAAAAGACATACAGGAGATAAAGCTACTGCTTGCTAAAAACAAAGTAGAGTAAAAAAGGGGCCGAAGCCCCTTTCTTATTGTACTACTTTTATTATATGTTTGATTCCTTCTACCTCTATTTCTGCGAGGTAAATACCGAATGGGTTAGGTCCAGGCCTCACTTCTTTTCCGTCTGAGCTATAATATTTCGGATTTAGCCCAAGCTCTTCGAGCTGTCTCACGGTAGGAGGAGGGAGCTCGCCTCCGCTACAGTCGGTTCCGTACACAGAGATAAACGTCAGGAAGTCGTCGAGGTCTACGTCGTTGTCTGAGTCTGTGTCGCACACGCAAACTGCACCATCCTTACCGAGCTCCATACAGATCTGCAAGAAGTCCTGCAGGTCTACGGCACCGTCTCCGTTAAAGTCTCCGACACAGTCAAGTGGTACAATTTCGGAATCGTAATCCGCTTCTGTACACAACACGTATTCGTGTTCAGACAATCCGCCGTGGACGTTCCCGAGGTTCCATGTAGTGGTGGTGCTACCAGTAGCAGGGTTCTCCGAATCACCATACACCTCGTACAAAGTTTCGGTAGCTCCGCCCTCTCCATACTCCATCCAGATATGAACGCCCGTCACGATGTCTGCGTACGTCGTATCAAACACCCACTGCCCCCAGTCGTATGCGTCGTGTCTAAAGAAGCCAGCGTAACAGCCTTCTGAGAGACAGATCTCGTCGTGAGTAAACAGAGGTTCGTTGGTGAGTCCGTTATCCCATGAGTCGTACGTCGTGAGGCTACCCCAGTGACCGCCTTTGGCATACACACCGCTTGGGTAGATGGGATCTCCGCAGCACAATCCCTCTTTGTAGAACTTCCATTGCTCAGACTCTGGCCAGATGTCGTGCTGGATGTCGATGTTCATTACCGCAAGGTTCTTGGGGGCGTGCTCGAAGAACGTCATATCGTTGAGGCTGTTCTCGTCCTCGCTCCAGTAGATCTCAACAACGCCGTCGTACTCCTGGTTGAACTCTCCGTAGATAGGATCACCAACCACAGTGATGATAGTATCAGATGGTACGTCTACGGTCGTGGTCCAGATTCCATTCATCATCGTAACCGTGACGTCCACACCGAAGGCGTCGTTAGCGGTCCAGTTGGCGAGTCTCACTTCTGGGTAGAAGTCTCTGTCGCAATCGAATGCGTTGTCGATAGACAAGATGGCTACGTCCTTGGAATTAGGGTCGATGCAACTGCCTGATTGCCAGACCATTGCCCTTCCTCCGTTCACCAAGGCTGAGTGCATACGCTCGATCTGACCCTGCGTAAAGTGGTCACGGCACTGACCCGTGTAATCCATGTAGTTCGTGACATCTGCGTCTTCACAAAATGGTTCTGCTGTACAAGACTCATTGGTGTATGTTGCTGGGGTGTCGCACACCAAGTCGCCTTCCGTGGCGCAGTCATCTTCGGAACAGCCTCCACCCTCAAACGTATGGTACAGGCCGCAGTAGTGACCGAGCTCGTGCGTCATCATCTTGCTTGCCGCATGCATGCCCTCGATGTACACGCCGTCGTATGGGGTGATGGCGTCGTTGTTGATCCAACTAAACCCTGCCGTAGGTCCTGGGATAGAGGGGAGGATAAAGATGTTACATGCGTCTCCACGCGTGTTCTGTGAGGCGTAGCTACCGTAGTCGTACGTCTCATTCGTTCCGAACCAGTACTCGTATGTGAGAGTATCTGGATTGATCATCCACTCTTGGTAGAAGAACTCAGAGTGCTTGCACGGCACGATATCCGTACCTTCGAATCCGTCTACGATCTGATCCCAGATCTCATCAACATCGTCGGGCGAAACAGCCTCGTTGATGTTGTGCAATGCAATAGGCAGGAACTTAGTAAAAACATCTTGATTACGATTTGCCTGCCGCAAACCCATGATGCGCTCGAAGTCGTGATCGACGATAGAGCATTCGTTTCCACAGACATGCTGAGCACTGACTGTCAACGAAATAAACGAAAGGAGTAGTATGGATAAGTGTCTCATACCGCAAAGGTATGTATAAAAAAAAGAGGGGAGATTATGTCTAACCTCCCCTCCAGTAGCGAAGTTCCACAGCAATTATCCCTGTGTAACGGTGCCAAGATAATAAATCTGAGACACCCAACATTGATCCATCCTCTTCATCGGACGGGGCATGCGCCTGTTTCACAATCTGAGATCTCGATGTCGTCCATGTTCAGGTGCTCCAACGAAGTAATCGGAGTAACCGACTCAGACATTTCAAGCCACTTCTCGTGCGTGATCTCCTCCATCGGAGCCTGATCGAACCCGTGCTCGTTATGCAGCAAAAAGCTGACACTCTTTACGTTATCGTAGTTTACATCAAGCCAAGCTTTAATTTCTTCAAGCTCATGCTTTCTGTAATAAATGGTTACAGACACAGAGTTGTCTGACCATTCTGCCTGCAGGCGCTTGATAACTTCGAGCTGATCGACAGCCGTCATGTCGTCAGCAAACGTGGTATTCTCTGGGAAACTGCAAGGGAAGCTCACAACAACTGTGGAGTGGTCTTCAGTCCCGTCGAAGTTACGTACGTACTCTACGTGATACCCATTGTCTCGGCACACCTTGACCAATTCGCTATCTGCAGCCATTCTAATTCTCCGAATGTAGTACTGGCTGTATCCTGGATGTGCTCCTGGTGTAACGCCAGCAAGTAGAGACAGCGTTCCACTGGGCTTAACTGTCGTAAGCTTGATAGATGTTGGAAATCCGCAAATTCGAGAGTATTCTTGGTCATATGCTCTAAGGTGATTATACACGGATGGAAGCCAATTTCGCTGCTCTTCTGTCGCCTGAAGGTATCCAGTCACGCCGATACCCATTCGCATGTTTTTGTGAACGATATCTTCAGTTTCGGGAACAGCGCATTTGATCGCGAGACTATGTTTATTGATGCGGTATAGCAACGTAGCAACATCCTTGAGCTCTCTCTCCGACTCAATGTTCGGAAGGTAGATCTCCGCCAAGCAGCAGGTCTCAAATGGAGCAAGACTCTGCTCCGCACAGGGGTTGTACCCCATGACGTTTGGGTCTGGGTAATTAGTTTCACCTGTCCTTCCCATGCGGCGGGAAGCTGTGAGGTTGATGAGTCCATAAGGCTCTCCGTTTCCATTGTATCCTTCCCAAAATTCTTCTGGGAGCGTGCTAACATCATCGCACGCCACGCTGTTGTTTGACATGGCTCTCCAGTTGGGGATACCTCCGAGGTCCCACCGCTTTGCCCGCAAGTATTCGATGTCGTCATGGTCTCCGATTGCGATTTGTGCAGACCGACGGACGTTCCCAGCCACTACGATCTTACCGATAATGTTCATGATGTCCAGACAGTCTACAGGCTTGAGTCTGTTTCCGCTGCGCTCGTTGAGGATGCGGTTTATTTCCTGCATTCCCCAGATCAAGTCGTTAGGGCCTGAGGCGGTTCCTCCAAAGCCTTTGATAGGTGATCCTGCGGGGCGCACGAGAGACGTGTCGTAGCTAAACCCTTGTCCAGTGAAGAAAGAGGCCTCCAGTACGCGCTTCAGGAGCTCTGTCCAGCCCTCACGAGAGTCTGGAACAATGAAGTCTGCGCCAGCATCCTTAACGTGCTTGATGGTCACTTTCTTTTTAACCTTCGGAAGTTGATAAACATGCTCTCTTTGGATGTTGTAGCCGACTCCGCTTCCTAGCATAAGCATTTCGAACGCCCACGTGAATGGTCGGATTGGCTCATCTACGACGACGAAAGCACAGTTCTGCAAAGATGGCAGGCCAAGCTTGTCCACCGTTTTGGTTCCAAGCTGCCACAGGAATCGCCCAGCAACGGTTCCCTTGAGTTGCATCATCATACGCTTGATGTCTTTCTGGTCGTGCTCGTTGAACTCGCACTTAAGTTGCTTATTGCACGCCTCGATGACGCGATCCACCGTCTCCTCCCATTCCTCCGTGCGGTCTTTAATGGGGCGCGCATAGGTACGCTTGTAAGTAGCGTAGCCGACCTCGCCCCAGGGTATAAACTCTGGGTTATAGTCCATGTTTTAGGTTTTGAAAATTAAAAAAAGCGGACGACTAAGATAGTCAATATCTCTGATCGTACTCCCACACTCTGTAAGAAAGTAAAGACTTGAGATCGTGCAACTTAAGTATGGTTATCACATCTTGTCTGTCCTTTCGAGTGTATTTTTTGAGGTAAGCATACCTCTTATCCGTCACAATTTCGTCAGCTACATGGGTCTCGCAAAAGAAAGCAAGCTCCTCGCGACTGACAATAGAAAACCCACCTTCCTCTGGCATGTCGAAGGCGATGATATCCGCGCCACCGTACATCCATCCTGGGTTTCCAGCTACGTTTTTAAACTCACACCATATCTCATCTGGCAAGTTGTTGCCCTTGACGTCTACTCCCCATCTCTTTGAGTTTTTGATGGCGAGCCAGTAATCAATGTGCTCGTGCCTGTCTTCGGTGTGAGTAGATTTTGTTACAAGCAGACCCTTGTTTCTGGCTGCTCTAACAAACCTAACCTCTGCGCACCTTCCAGTTGCGCTAGAGTAATTCTTTCGCTCAGTCGATAATTTCGAGGCCATTAGCTTCAGCGTATTCTGTCGCCGCTGTCGCCAAAAGGTCAAGCTCGATGGAGAGTCTTCTCCTAAATCCCTGTATTAGATTGTACACTGCCCCTGAATCTTCCTTCGCTACCCCCGCATTTGTGTGCAAACTTTCATACAGGATCGTAGCTTCCTCGTGGATGTTGCCGCAAGCAAGTTCGTAAACCCTTGAAAGTTGTTCGTTCGTCATTTTAACTTCTTTATTTCTTCGATAGCATGTTCGACTTGCTGTCGGTTCTTCACCAAAAATAAGGCGGGAGGGTTACCTGTGCAAGTTTCAAGTAGATGTTTCATAAATAATTTCCATCTCATGGGGAAATCGTGGTGAGACGGTAGGTATCCTTTCACTTCAATCACCCATGAAAGGTCTGGAGCGCAGAAGTCTGGTGTATACTTTATGGGCAAAACAACCGAATTGCTTCTGTCTCTCAGATCCTTTCCCTTGGGTGTCATTTTGAAATACGGTCCCTCGTATCGGAACGAGTCCATGACATAGAACTCCTCTTCCTCATAGGTAAACTTTACGCCCGCGTCAGATAGAAGATCAGCTGTCGTTTTCTCAAGACTCGATTTGTACCGACCTAGCGTTGATTTACGCTTACGCGTTGTCGTTTTCTTTCGCTTCCTCACGAGGCGAAGTTACAGCTTATTTTCCTAAAAAATCATTGTTTGGCGAAAAGTTGAACTTACCTGTCTTAGGTTCTTGTATTTCAATCGGTTGGAACAGCGGTTTGTGGTCGTGCCACTTGTTAAATCCAGTGTGCCCAAGATTCATTGTCAGCCGATATGGAGAGTCTAGAGGTGTAGGGGAGCCGCCTGTCTCTACTTCACGGACTTTCCTAATGTGAATCTCGCTCATCTTTTTGATGCTTGGGTCTGGCGCCTGGACTTTTCGGTGGATGGTAACAAAGCAGTCTGCTCTGTTTACGAACTTACCGCCGCCCTCTGTGTCTTCAGCGTATGGTGCGATAGGTAGGTCGTCATCACCCTTGCGCCGTTGGGCCTCGGTCACAGCGTGCATGTTAAGCCATACCGCTACGTTGTTTGCCTTGCTGAACGTCAAGAACTCGCTTGCAGCTTCGTAGTGGTAATCATGTACTCCGATGTTTGAGTTCCTCATGTCCAGCTTCAGGCTGTTGTACGGATCGACAAAGATTGCGTCTATCTTTTGCTGCCGCATCACTTTCTCCATGAAAAGAATTATATCTGCGTAGCTGTACACCTGATTGTTGCTGATGATTGTAAAGTGTTCTTGCACCCATTTGTAAGCTTGTTTGCGTTCTGAATAAGACATGTCGGCCACCTTGCGTCCCACAGCAAATTGCATGAGGGTCATCTTGACCGAGGCGGTTCTGTTCTCTGACGAGTACAACACCCACTTCCAGTCGTGTCGGATGGCTGAGTTTACGATAAGATACAACGCTGTGGTCGTCTTACCAACGTTAGAGTGTCCGTTTATGATTACAAACTCCTTCTTGTATCTGAAGTTCTCGTCAAACACGGGGTCCCCAGTGGAGAGACCGATTTCAATCTTGCCGTTTGCAAAGTCGTCGATCCACCGCCAGTCCTCGTCGTCGGAAGAGATGAAGGACATATCTCCGTCATTGAGCATAAGCTCCCTCTGAGCATCCTTTTCCTCCGACACAAGCTCCTTGATCGGCATCACGCGCCCCATCTCGATGCCGTCTCGGATGGTTTGCTTGGCCTGAGACTCGGAGTCGATGTCTCGCTTTGCGATTTCTCGGAACAGAATACGAGCAACCTCGTCTTCTTCCATGCGTCCCGCAGCGATAAACCCACCACAAAGCTTTGCCGCCCTGATAAGAGCGCTGTGCTTTTCCCCGTCTTGCGCATTCCGAATCATTCGGCACGCAAGATTGAGCTTCATATAGTCTGTGTAGTCGTAGGCCTCGTTCGTTGGGACCTGCGCTTCTGCGTGTTCTGTTGTAAAGGCACCGAATCTCTTGTACTCATCCTTTACGATGATGTCTGGGTCGTAGGACTCAAAGCACGCACGAGACTCGTTGATACCAGACTCGTCAAGCTCAAGGCCGTGAGTTCGCTCAAAGTACTTGACTAGCGCTCGGAAGTGGTCCCTGTGCCGCTCTGGATTCGTGATTCGTACAAGCGCCTTGACCCCCGCTCCACTAGGAGACGTCCAGCACGAGTGAATAAAATCATCCGTGGCAAGAGCCCTTTTGGTCGCATCAACATCCACGTGATCAAAATCGAGTACCATGAAGCCGCTATGTTCGAATAGCGCCTCGTCAGCTCTAGACGAAAACTCCCCGCTGAAACAAACAACAGGGAGCTCCTTTTTCTTTTCTTTATTTCCTGCTCGGACATCAGATACCAGAGTACTCGACTTCCCATTCTTGATCCGATCCAACGCTTGTTGTAGCGGTATGTGATGCGGGTTTGTTTTGTCGAATACGTTTTTGAATATCGTTACTCTCATTGTCTTTTGCAATCATAAGGAGGATTAGGTAACCTGCGAGGTCTTGCAACGTATCCTCCGTTGCGTCCACGAGACCCGCGTTCTTGATACGCTTGAGCTTATCGTCGATTCGAACCTTGATGCCAGTGACAGCGTTTGCTGGAGAAAAGACATTCATTGGTTCTAACGCCGCGTCGCCGTACTTCTCGTTTTTGTAGAGAAGAAGCTCTTCAAGCTGTTTACATTTTGATTTGATTTTGTCTCTTGTGTTCATCTCTTGAGAGTGTAGAATGTGAGATAAGCTTCTTGTCGATAATCTCCCGAATGATAATATGCTTCTCTGATTTGGCATTCTTTCCGTACAACTCTACTTCGAGTCTGTGCATCGTGTGCGCATCGTAGTTGCGTATGTCGTTCGGATTATCGAATACGGACACTATCCACACGACACGCTCGTGTACAACCTTCCGTTTCTTGAAGGCGACACGAGCGGTCATGTAGTAGATAGGAGCCTTAGAACGGGATGTCTTCAACTTCTTCTTGCTGCTTTTCTGCGCGACGCTCTTTCGTCTTTGCATTTGCAGGATCCCACACAGAACAGCAAGGCTTACCGCTCTTGGACATGAAGAGCTTCAGACGGACGTTCCCGCCTTGACCGTTTTCATCGACAGGCGTCGAATACTTCTGAATCATCTCCTCAAGTTCGGAGACTTTGAACTTAACTGACCAGCTAGAGAGTTGCTCCTCGTAGTAGCGTGGTTCTTCTACCCATCCACACAGGACGGAATCATACTGCTTATCGCTCATGGCAAATAATTAATTAAAAGGGTTGAAATTTTGAGAGTTGTAACAATGAGTAATAACCCCGCAAAGAACGGGATGGTTACCTGAATAGGAAAGTAGTTAGACAATAAATTCCGCATAGTGCGTATCTGTTTTTCGACCACCACTCAGCCAAGCTTGGATGTTCTCAAGGGCCTCGTGGAACTTCATCTCGCCCTTAAACAAAGTTTCTTCTGAGCACTTGACGTCTGCAGGAAAGAAAGGGTAGGCTTTCTCCTGAACAACCCAGTAGAAATCTGGGATGTCGAACACCTTAGTGTAGACATATGCTTGGATGTCGTAGCTAAAGCTATTTACGTCGTACCTAAACTTGCTGATTGAACGAGAAGACTTGGAATCGATGATGCAGTCGTCCTGCAGGCAGTCGAGGAATCCTTTGAGAGGGACTCCGTTGTAGTCTACATTGAACTCCACCTGATACTTGCCTCCTGCAAAACGCTTGTCGTACAGGCCACAATCTTTTAAGCGCTGAATCATCTTTTGAGCATTTTCCCAATCTTCACGAGATGCAATCTCTTTGTCTTGGTTTTTTTCTGCCCACTCAGCCTTCCACTCCCTGTATCGCTTGGTGCTACGAGGGTACTTGCCCCCAATTTCTGCAACGATAGCTGCATCGTCGAGTATGACATATGTGGAGTGTGCTTTTTCTGGCTCGAAAAGCATCATATCGTACATGGTTCCGAACGTAAGAGCATCGGATTCTTTCTTGAGTTGGCCACGCATGTACATCTCCCAGAGTTTCATGTCTCCGAGCGCGTACTTTAGAGAGGAGTAGGAGAGGTGGGGCTTGCCCACCATCTCCTGTAGCTGATCTCGCATGGTCATTTGCGTGTGTCTTTGCGTTCTATATAGTACGCCGCGCACAGAGCAAGGCCAATGATGCTAAGCGTAAACACGATTGCGAACTTCATCGCACGAACTTCTGGAGGCCTGCAACCTGCTTCTCAGTAAGCTGAGTGCCATACTTCTTGGTAATGGCCTCGAAAGCTTTCTTCTTGTCGGTTTGACCCTTGATGTAAGCAACGGCTTTGTCCATGATGTTCTCTACTGGAGCGTCGAGAGCCTTGGAAAGCTTCTGCACTTGAGGGTTGTCAATCATGGCCTGTTGCTTGGCGATAGCCTCCTCAACCTCGTTGGCAGACGCGATAGAGGTGTCGATGCCGATGCCGAGCATAGCGAGGGCACGACCTACGGCTGACGTCTCGCAGTTCTCTACATACGAGGTTTTGTTAATGTTGGAAGACGACTTTTCCTCGTGGGCATGGCCTTGAGCTACGATGTTGCCGTCAGGCGTAGTGATAGTACACAGGCACAGGCACTGCTCTGAGTCGATAATCGGGAACTCCGTGCGGATGCCCCAGTTTTTGTACTGCTCTTCTTGGCGGAAGAACTTGATGCGTTCGTTGACTTCAACGTACTGCTTGCCACGGATGTTCGTGGTCTTGAACTGATAGTTCGACATGAAAATGAATTAAAGTGTTATCAACTTATGTGCAAATTTACAACGGAGCTGCTTTGTATCCAAGCTTAAGCTCAAGTTTTTTCTCAAAAACCTGCAAGTTCCTGATTGTCTTTCGGATAACAAGCAGTTCGTGGTGTAGGTTTCTTGCGCTACCATACCGAATAATTGGTTCAATTTTTAGCTTTTCCGCCATCTCGTTGGTTACCTCTAGCGCCTCGTTGTATTTCTGGGTATAGCTTGGAAAAGAGTTAATGTAAACTTCGTGCTCTTTTACATAGTACACGACAGTGCTGTGGTCTTTCTTGAGTACCTCTCCGATGTTTGATCTGGTTGTATACGGGGCCCATGCATTTGCCAAGGCGACTCTGTCTTGGACGTAGTTGTTCAGACGAGAGTTGTCGTCAATTTCATACCCGATGCGCCGCTCGTATTCTTTGCGTGCGTCACGAAGCATTTGGTTTATGTGTGTAATCATTCTTCTAAATAGTATTGGTGTTCGGCTTCTGATTTCATTTCGAAGTACTTGAGCAACGAATTCCAGACGTCTATCATGCCTTTTTGAAAGCCGCGCATGGCTTCTTTTGGCTCGCATAGCTTGTCGTTTTTGCGAATTTCGAGATATTCTAAAAGGTCTTCTTGGTCTTGAAGAAAGCTAAATTCATCTACAAGGTCGTCGCTTACGGCACGCACGGTCTCGATGTACGATTTTATAACGCGCTCTGGTGTCATACGGAGCCATCCCTGAAAGCCGAACTCGTCAATATCGCACTTTATCATGCCAAGCGTTGATTTAGCGCAGTTGTTTTGTTCGTCAATTAGTGTTTGTTCAATCCAATCAACGATTGCTTGTTCCTGATTTGTCATTTTTTGCTTGTGCTTGTTTCCATTTTTTGATTTCTCGCTCCATTAGCCGTCGTCGAGCTCGTGCATTCATCGGCTCGGTGGCAAGATTTCTAAGAAACCGCTTAGTTGACTCGTCCATAGATGGCTCTGCTATTCGTAAACATCTTCTTCAGGTCTTTGTCGTCAACATTTGTTTGACGCTTTGTAAACCAATGCCTGTGTTTACGAGGGTTGTACTTGTATTTATCCATGTTTTTGATGTCTGGCGGCGTAAACTTTGGGTCTTTCTTGTAGTGTACGTCGATCATGTCGCAGTCTATCCACGCACAAACCGTTTTTGCTTGTCCAAGCATGATTTTCATCGCAGTATTTGGGTTGTTGCGAAGAGTGCAGTTTGTGAGCTCAAGAGAGCAAGTAGCAGGAGAGTAATATTCTACCGCACCTGCACTATGGAAGTCCTTTACCTGCCAGTGCATATAGTATGGGCCGCCGCCCAAGTGAAATCTAACTTTAAATCGTTTGCGCTTCATTACATAAGTTTTGTGAGTAAATACAGGCCAATCGCAATGGGTGACACATCAATAATCAGGATGCTTATTGCGAGATGCCAATTTTTGCTTTGCTTCATAATCTAAAATCATACACTCTACGATTGTCTTGTTGGTCCAAGACGGGTCACGCTCGTACTTGTCGAGCGCAACCTCAATCTTGTTCCACTGATTTTCAAACCACTCGTCGGTCACTTATTTGACTTTCGGAATTTGAATGCTCCCCAAAGGATGCTATATTCGGTGTATGCATTCGGCTTCATGGGGGTAACGGCAGGGGCCTCAACCTGTTTTGCCACGGGATTGGTTGGCTTGGCGTTTCGGTCAACGGCACGCTTGACCGTACTGAGAGACACGCCGACTCGATCGGAGATTGCGGCATAAGTAAGTCCCTGCTTGCGAAGACGCACAATGCTTTTGTCGTGAATACGGGCTGGAGTTTTTTTGTAGTTTTCCATTTTTTTGTTTTTTAGAATTAAATTGACCTTTGTTTGGCTAATCCCCCATATCGTGGAGATTTCTTTTACGGATTTGTTTTGGGCAAAGTGCAGTCTTCGTACTGCAGTTGTGATGTCTGTGTTTGTGTTCATGATTTTTCGATGTCGTCGATGCCGTGGATGCGGCACTCGAAGTTCAGTTTCTCGCACAACCCCTTGAGGTTGTAAGTAACCGATTCCTCATTGTAGCTACCCACCTTGTCGCGCATCCAGTCGAGGTCAAGCTCTTCTTCGAGGTCAACATCTCGTGAGAACGACACCTCGAAGTCACCGACGTATTCGTTCTCTTCGATGCGGATTGTCTGTCCTCGGAGTTCATTGCAAGCGTCGTTAACACCCTGCTTGATGCCTTCACGGAAGATGGCGATGGCTACGTCACGTGGGATGACGGGCATAGTGGCTCGCTCTTCGAGGTCGCGGTATGCTTGGCATCCGCACGGCCCGCTTGATGCTTCTTTCTCCTTGCGGAGCTTTTCGTTCTCACGCTCCAGTAGCACGATGTCGTCGTACTGACCTTGCACCTTGGATTCGAGCTCCTCGACAAGCTTGGTCAGTGCCTCTTCACGTCCTGTAGATTCTTGTTTGTTCATGGCTTGTTGTTTTGCAAGTTGTTGACGAAAGTCCATTGATTCGATTGTTGATTCCGCCGCAGAGATAGCGTTCTCGCAGTAGCGGATGGCGGCACGGAGTTCGGCC